GACTATGCAGTCGATGATACCACAGTTTGTGCTCAACTTATTGGTGCTATTAGTGATGACCCTACTGAAGGATACAGCTCACACGATTCCTCAATTTACGATGATTGTGATTGTACTACTACAACAACTACTACATCACCACCAAGAAGTGCAAATACAGAAAATTTTATTTGTATTCCAGATTGTGAATTTACTGGATCAACAGCTGTAACACCACCACACCCAGTATGGACAGATGGTTATGGAACACCTGTAACACAATTAAATATGGTTGTCTTAGGAGGACCAAACGGATTAAATGCTTAACATATTAGATATGAATTTAGATAGAATAATTAGAAAGGTTTTAAGAGAAGAAGAACACGGGTCGTCAAGATATATGTTCTTTTCAAACCTACAACAAATGAGAAGACAATGTGATTTATTACTTGATTTAGATGAAGAAATGGTTGAGTCAATTTTAGAAAATGGACATGACTGGGCCCAAGATCACATAGCTGAAGCAAAAAACAATATGGATCAAGTATTTGATTTTATTATGAATGAATCAAAAAAAGATGGTATTGAAATGTCAATGAATATTGATGATAAAGATATGGTGATGGCTGAAGGAAGAAAAAAAACTGGAACAAAACTATGTGCCAGAGGAAAGGCAGCGGCCAAAGCAAAATTTGACGTGTATCCTAGTGCTTACGCCAATGGTTACGCCGTACAAGTTTGTAAAGGAACAAAACCAGGTCTTGATGGTAAAAAAAGATGTTCTGGGGCATATTGTTAAAAATAACTTAAAATAATTTGGAAGTATAATTATTTTTTTTATATCTTTGTGGAGTTAAGTTAAAGATATGATAAAAAGAATAGTCAGATTTTTTAGGAGGTTAAAATTAAGATTTTACTTATTAAGTAAAAAAGGTAAAATGTTTAAAACATATGAAGAAGAAGTTTCATCTTATGAGAAAACTTGTTTCCAAATTTGCCTTCAAGTGATAAAACACCCATCAACCAAATTTATGATTGCACCAATGTCAAATAAAAGGTATATTGAAAATAAAGAAATCGACCTTTTTATTACTATGGATTATGGTAGAATCGATTTAACAAATCACATATATCATTATAGTGTTAAACTTACCGGTAGAGATTGGGAAAGAGTCACATATATTTTTGATATGGAAACAGAAAAAAGAAGATTAAAATACGAAGAAACAATCAACTCTCAGATTAAAAATTCGTTACATAATGTATTAGAAAGAATTTCAAATAGTAATAACCAATAATTTATATAATATGAAAAAGTTAGTTTTAGTTTTAACTTTATTATTTTCTTTTAATTCTTTTGGTCAAAAAGAAGGTTACCCAACTGTAATGCCAAAGCCAAAACCGATTGAAAGGTCAAATATTGAAACGGTAAGTGTTAATAAATAAAAATTCTATATTAATGGTGTTGACTTTAGTGACTCTCACGATGGTGAAAAGAGTTTAGCTCTTGCAATGAACAAAATGTCAGATGAAGAACTTTTAGTTTTTATAAAAAAATATCTACTAGTTGATAGTGGTGTTCCAGAAAAAAAAGATTAGAAAATTGAATTCGGTAAGTTATAAGCAACCGAGCTATTTTCAAAAAAAGTAATCCATTTTTCTGAAGTTTGACCGCCTGCGTCAACACCGTTTTGCATTACTTTACAAAAATATGACGGTGTTGCTGTTGTTGACAAATAAATAATATATTTTAACGCCTCATTCCAATAAAAATTAGGAAGCCTACTTTTAATAAAGTCCATTATTTCTTGGTTTGGTTGTGATATTGTTAAAAATAATAATTCATTAGTTCGTTCTTGAATCCCATCATTTGGTATTGCACTAGTTTTTATTTTTTTTATAGAAAATTGTCCTGGTTCTGTTTCACTAAAAAAAGTATAATCTAAATATTCTTTTTTATTACCATTTAAATAGTTGACACATTTTAAATCTAACCTACCAATACCTTAAATTTTATTTGTATCTTCATTTAAAACACGTTTAACAATTCTTGTTAAATCATTTTCTGTTAATGTGATAATTCTTCTTTTTATATTTTCATTCGTTTTTTTCGTATGTGATACCATTACTGGTTTTTGACCTTTTCCAGATTGTGTGTCATTTTTTTCGGCTCTTCTTTTTTGTTGACAAGCATTTCTTTTTTGTGAATCTGACATTTTTCCTGCCACACCTGCCGCTCTACATTTAGGATAAGAACCGGTGCTAGCGTCTGATCTACCACAAGGTGGATGTTTACCATCTACTTTTCTACATATATCAACCCAAGGTCCTTTTGGTTCTGAAGAACCTTTTGGTTTTTTCTTTTTACCAAACCATACAGCAAGATCTTCATTCATTTTTTGTTTTTTAATAATATCTTTTTTTGTTACTGGTTTTCTTTTTAAAGGTCTATACCATTCAATAGGGTCATTTGTTAGTTGTCCTTTTGATAATTGTGATTCGTGTTCACCATCAACATCATATGTTGGAACCTCAAAGTTACCGTGTTGTGGTTCCCAACCACCAACTACTTTATGTACATTTTTTTTTGTTGTTCTTTTTTTGAAGACATTATTTGGTGGATTATCGCTTTCAATATCAAAAGCACCTAGTTCTGATTTTTTCCATTTTCTTAAACCAAGTTCTTGTGGACCAGAATATTCACCAGCAGTTGTTGTTGTTGTTATTTCGTTAATTTTTGATTTATTTTTTTTATGTTTTACTGGGACTATTTCTAATTTTTTTGAATTTTCTTTACCACTTGGAGTTCTGTTCAAAACATTACCATCTTCATCACTATTAGTTGCTTCTGGATGCCTTTTTATAAAATTTGATATCTTTCTTGCTGTTTTTTCTAAACTTTGCCTTTGATTTTTAGTTAAATCCCAATCGTGGTCATAACTATCGTATGCAACTAAAGGACTTTTATAGTTTGTTAAAGAATCTGTAAAAGGTGCTAATTTTGATTTATCAAAATCACGTATTCCAGGTTGTAATGGTGGTGCAAAAGACCCCCTACTACCGGTTGAGTCACCAGTCGCTTCTTTAAGTACATTCTTTATTATCTCTTCTATTTTCATATATTTATATAAATATCATAATTTATGGAAAATGAAAATAAACTATTCGGTAATTTATTTGGTTCTATTAACCTTTTAAGTGAAGATCATCTCGATGTAATTCTTACAACTATGGATAGAGAACATTCAATTTATTATTTAATTGAATCAGTAAAAGCAGCACATAAAAGAGGTGCTTTTAGTATAGGTGAAGTTGAAGTAATTTCAAAGGCTATTAGAACGATTTCTAGTAAGGCTAAGTGAATATAGTAAAACGTGTGTGTGATACGCAACCAAAGTAATTATTCCCCAAGTTTCAGCCCAGAACAATCCATGAAACAAAAACAAAGCCGAAATTAAAAATATCCCAAGGTAGTATCTGAATTTTTTTATACTCCAGAGTGACACACCAGAAAATATAAAAAATAGTATTGCAAAAATATTATGTAATACAAAATAATCTGTAACCGGAAACGATGTTAATAATAAAAGAAGTAACGCTGGGATTCTCCATTTAGGTATTTTAAAAAAGAAAAAACTAACAAGAGCATTTGTGATAATAAATAAAGGTTGTAGTGGTGTGTCCCAAACTCTTGATATTGCGTGATTGTCACCGTATAGGAAATAAACAATGAAGGGTTGTGCTAACGCCAAAAACGATGTGAACAACCTTTCAAACATATCCCATCTATTCATCTTCCTTAATTAGATTATAATTTATTTGATTTTCGGATATTTTCATCACCCCACAATGGTTGTAGGTTGTCTAATGACCAACAAGACATAAATTCGTTATCACCAATTTCTGTAATTTTAAAAGATGATATTGGTTTTATATGGTCTACGTGCCACTCACCATAATTGTCCCAAGTCATATTATCTTTGAATTTACTTTCTAAATGTTCTATTAAGTTTTCTGGTGAATATTTTAATATATCAAAATAATGTCCGTTTTTTTGAACTTGGTTTTCTTTTAATACTTGATAGATTGCCGTTCTAAAATTATTAATTAATTTATAAATTGGGTCATTTGCTTTACGGGTTCTTTCGTAGTTTCTTTTATTTTCACGAATTTTGTCTATGTTTTTTTCGCGGTATTCTTTTAAATATTGTTTTCTATGTTCTTTGTTTTGTTCATACCAATTTTTAGAATTTAAATCTAATTTTTCTTTATTTTTTTGTCTATATTTTTTATCTGCAATTTTTTTACCACCTATAAATCTTCTTCCAGAAGGACCAACTTGAATACCACTTTCTTTCAAAATTCTTAAAATGATTTGTTGGTTTATATTTAATTCTTTTGAAATTGATTTAGAACCTAATAATTCATCATTATACATTTTAAGTATTACATCAATAATTTCTTGTGTTGGTACATATTTCTTCATATTAATAAATATGAACTATTCTATCTAAAAATCTATAGTTCCCATAATAAAAATAAAAAAGGAGACAATTTATTGTCTCCTTTTTCTTATTTAGTTAAGATTTTGATTATCTCAATTCTCTTAAATCAAATGTACGAACTCCATCAACGGTAACACGGGCATAGAAGCGGTTATTTACCATTTTTTTCGCATATCTGGTCATAATACCTTTGATAGGCGTAAAGTTGAATGGGTTATACATTGTAGGTGTTAATTGAAGAGGTACATACGGAGCGTAGATGTATCCAGTGTCTAATAAAGAAGTACCTTTATGACCCAACAAGATTGTGTTTGGTGGGAAGTAAGGGTCTCTATACACTTGGTAACGACCAGCTAAAGTACCAACTCTTTCAATACCCATGTTGTATTGGTCTTGCTCAGGAGACGCGTTAGATACGTGGAAGTATTCTAAGTCATCAAAGATTGCAGAAACTTCAGAAGATACAACAATCCAGTTAGCACCACCTCTCAAAGTTGATTTGTGAATTTGTGCAGACAATTGGTTGATTGCAGTAATCAAAGTTTGGTTCCAATCTTTTTGAGTATAAGAAGTTGTTAAAGACAATCTTCTCCATCCGTTGTAATCCCATCTTAAGTTCCAAGCAGCACCTTTTCTCAAATCTCTCATGATTTCTCTATCGATTTCAGCAGCAACTTGCTCAGAAAGTAATGCTGTAAGTTCAGCTTCAGCATCGATGTTGTGGAACGCAGCAACGTCTTGAGCAAGCTCTGGAGACCATTGTGCTCTTAATTTTCTTTCAGTTACAGAAACTGTTACAGATTCCAAATCAAAAGAAACTTCTCCGATTTTTTCTTCGAATTCTAATTCTTCATATCTTCTCCATACAGCAGTAAATGATGTTCCAGAAGTAATTGCAGAAATAGAAGAACCTGTGTATCCGTCAAGTGAATCAGAACCACAAGATGCACAAGCAGGGCAAGAAAGGTCAACTTCTAAGAAGATACAACCATCCGCATCACAGATATCGTAGAAAGATCCACCATTTCCAGTTGTTGGGAAAGTTGTTCCTTGTTGACTACCGTATTGAACGATTCCTTTACCATATTTTTGAGTAACAACTCTAAATAAAAGTGGTGTAGATGCAGTAGGTAATGGACATACGTTAGAAGCCGCAAACGCAAGACCTGTATTAGGTAAGATTTTCAAATCAGAAAGGAAAGTTTCAGAATCGATTTCATTACCATCAGGACCAATTAATTTACCAGCACCTAGTACGTTAGTCCATCCACAAAGTTTGATAAGAACTTTTCTTGTGTTACCAGTATAAGCATTAACTGTTGTTCCTATTGCATCAGCTAAATTACCATTTGACCAAACAACAACTGTGGCTGGAGCTGTAATTGCTGACCAACGACCTTTTGAGTAGTCAAATAAACCGGCAGGATCTAATCCTGGTTCTGCACCTTCATAGAATAAATCATAAAGATTTTTTGCATAAGGATACCCAGTATCATAACCTTGTCCTGGACTATTTTGTGTTAAATTAACAGCTTCTGGAGAACCAACTGGTGGATAATGAGCTGCGTCACCTGCTGCAACATCAGTAGAATATCCTTGGATTTTAGGTACAAAGTAGAACAATTTACCAATTGGTAAGTTCATAGCTTGTACAGATACGATATCGTTAGCTAATAATTTAGAAAAAACTCTTCTAACGATAGGAAAAACAACAGTTTCGAAAGCTCCGTTTGAACCTTCAGAAGTTGCTTCGTTAATTAGGTGAGACGCTTGGTTTTCATACAACTGCGCAACGTTCTCTTTTAAATGTCCTCTAAGACCTTCTAGGAATCCTAATCTATCCCATTTGTTAATTGTATCTTCTTTGATAACTTTTAGGTGTTTTAGACCTATGTTACCAACAAGACCTGATTCTAATAATGCTCCCATTTTTATTTGTTTTTTTTGTTTTATTTTTTTATTTATGTATATTATAAATATACTGTTTTTTTAAAATGTTTATTTTATTTTCGTCATTAAGTCTTTCATTCGTAAAAATTGTGGATTTTCATACGTTTTTGATTCAATCAAATTTACTGCAGATCCAGTAGATGGAGTAATTTCAACTCTTCTCTGTACCGATTCTGTAATCGTATTTTCACTTGTTTTTACATTTCCTAATTCAGACTTTAATGTTCTGTAAAGATTTTTAGATTCTTTTAAAGTTTCAACATTGTCAAATCTTCTAAGAATATTTATCTTTTCTTGTTTAGTTGTTGAATGCTCAGTAAATAGTCTTGTAGCGTATGCAAGGTTAGAATTAAATACCGCAACTTCATTTAATTTAGTTCTAAATAAATCAAGTGCTTTTCTGTATTCGTCATTCTTAGTTCTTAACAATTCAAGTTCTTCTGTACTTTCTTTTCTTAGGTTAGCTGGTGCTGTTCTTCTTTTATTTACACCACCTTCACCCCAAGACTTACCATTACCTAAAGTTCTTGAAGCTTCTTTAAATTCTGATTTTCTAGAAGTTGGTTTTACCTTGAATTCACCATTTAAGTTTTCACCTTCTTTGTATTCAAATTTTGCTTTACCAGTACCCATAGTTTTGTTGGCATTTTTCTTAACAGTTTTAAAGCCACCATCCATATTTGGTTTTTTACTCATTTTATACTTAGAAGCATTACCCATTCCAACACCTTTTGCTTTGAATCCTTTTGACTCCATCATTCTATGGTTACGAATATCTTCAAAATCGTCTTCCATAAATTCAATTGGGGTTTCAGAATCTTCAAAATCCATCATATCATCATCCAATTCTAATTCATAGATGTTTTCAGTTCGTTCTCTAGAAGATTCTTGACCATTATCCATAGTGATTGTTTCTTTATCTTCCCCAAATTCTGAATAATCAAAATCATCTTCTTCTTCGAAATCAAAATCATCTTCTTCTTCGAAATCAAAATCATTAGATTTAAATCTTCCACCCATAGGATCTTGATTAAGCATTCCTTTTTTTCTAATACCCATATCCAATTTGTTCATAGGCATATAGTCGTCATCATCTTCTTCATCATATGACATAAAGCTGAAATCATCGTCATCTTCAAATTCATCTTCATCTTCATCTTCACCATCAGAATGATGTGAATACATATCAAATTCAGATTTTCCAAATTCTTTCAATTCACTATCATCCATCATCGATTCAGAAAGTTGGATAATATATTCTGTATCGTTTTCGTTATCTGATAAATGTATCATATTATCGTCTCTTTTTACAATAACACCATCGTTATCACCCATTGCTCTAAATACTCTTAAAACTTCAGCATCAGAAGCTCCGGTCATATCTACTGTGTCATCATCAGAAGGCATAACTGGTTGACCCATCATTTCTTCATCATCTACATCATCTGTAGCATATACTTCGTCATCAGTTTCTTCTTCTTCATTATCAGTATCTGTGTCCTCAACGTCCACGTCAACTTCGTCATCCTCAACCTCATCTTGTTCTGTCAGAGATTCTTTTACTAATGATTTGATTTCATCCTTCATTGTTGAAGAAAGTATTCCTTGTGCATTTCTTTGTAAAGACTCTTCCAAATTCTTAATCTGGAATAACGCGTCTTCGATTTCTCTTTGATTTTTTGCCATTTTTTTTTTGACTTTATTCAAATAAATACATTGATTTTTGAAAAAGTTTGATTTTTGACAATAAAAAAAGGGAACAACTATTGTCATTCCCTTTTTTAATCTTTATTATTTTGGGTTTTATTCTATAACTTCATCAATTTTACTTTCTGTGATTGACGTAATTCTCCAATCCATTGTGTAATTTTCATAGATTTTAGTTACTTTAGCTTCAACATCCGTCGGCGTGTAACCCAAAACTAATTTTTCTTCTTTTTGTTTTTTTACTCTTCCAGATTCCGAATCTAACAAATCTGATGTAATCTTTGCTACAAAATATTTTTCTCCTTGTTCCATAATTTTTTTTATTTACCCAAATAATCGGATAATCTTTTCATTAAGTCAAGAGATTTGTTACCACTTTCACCAACATTTCTTTCCACGTTCATTCTTTTTTCTTCTTCCAAGTTTTCATCAAATTTTATTCTATCATTTTTATCTAAGAAAAGATAAGCACCTGGTGTTGACGGTGAAGATACAAGGTCAAAACAAATTAATTCAAAATCATCTTGTACTTCGTTTTGTTCACCAACCTTTTTTAACGAACCAACACCACGAGAAGAAATACCAAGTGTGACTCCCTGTCTTAAATAGTTTGCAGCTAAGTCTCCCTTTGTTGAACAAACTCCTCTTTCGTGAAAACCAGGTGATGTTAATAGTTTCAATTTACCAAGTAATATCGGACCATCCCACCACACATCAGTAATAATGTGTGATACCCTATCAAGATCAATTAATGAAGATTCTGGGTGATTAAGTTCAGAAAGTGAAGTTCCCTTTTCAATTATTTTTTTATAATTTTCTACTTCCCTTTTTAATATCTTTTCTGGATACACTCTACCGTTTCTATTCGGGGTATCGTACTTTTGTAGAACAGCGTAAAATTCAAATGGTTTTGAATGGTCCAAAAAATTTTGGGATTCCATTATGTAATGATTATTTTGACTTCTTGGGTTTATATACCCAGCGTCATATTCGATAAGGATTCCTTTTCCAGTTTCGTTTGGTCCTAAAATTTTCATATTTAAATTTTATTATAAATATTAAACTTTTTCGGTTTTTACTTTTAAAGGTTTAGTATTTCCATTTTTTGTGAAATAAAATTTGAAATACTCATTGCCAAGAAATACATCTGAATAAATTTCTTTTGTTAGATTTTTAAGATATTTTTTTAATTTCGTTGATTTAAAGTCTATTTCTTGATTTAAAAATAAAGTTATTTCTAAATTCATAAAAGATTTTTTCTTTATCTGTAAACCACTTGTTCTAAGGTCTAAATCTACAATAAATTTTACATCAAAAATTTCTTTACTTATGTGATTATGAACGGAATGTTTAACACTTCTATTCATATTGAGAACAACCCTATTCCAGTTTTCGGATTCTTTTTTTGGCTCCACCCAAGTTTGGATGTTTAAATAAAGTGATTTAAAATTTTTGGAATCTACAGTTCCATAAGTTACTTTGGATGTACGAAATCCATTAATTTTTGAGGTTTTTCCCTTTTTCATAAAAATTTTTCATAGTCTCGATGTTTATTTTATTTAAATTTACATAATTTTGTAATATATATCAAATAAAATAAAATCATATATGTTAATAATACAAGTAAAAAAAAACGACATCGAAAAAGCACTTAAAGAATTAAAAGGTAAGGTTATAAAAACCAGACAAAATTCCAATCTTAATTATAGAAAAGAATTTACAAAAAAATCAGTAGAAAGAAGACAAGTTCTACAAAAAGCAATTCACCGACAAAAATTTATGAACCAGAATTAAAGACTTCTATTTAATTCTTGTAATTTAAAAAAGGAAATTCTATCAAAATTTTCTTTTTCGACCTTGTTTATAGTTTCATAAATTGTCTTAACAACTTCTGAATCTGTTTCAGAAGTTTTCATAGTTTCTAACTTATCAATAACATCTTCTTTTAGAAGTTCATATTTAAGTTTCAATTTATTTTCATCTTCAGATAAAATTTTATTTAAAATTTTTTTACTTTCTTCGTTTAACGAATTAATAAATTTATCAACAGTTTTATTTGCAACATTTACTAATTTATTTACAGGTACATTACCAATAACTTCAAAATCTTCTGAAGTTTTCTTTAAATTTTCTAAAATAACCTTTTTACTTTTAATTTTGTTTTCTAATGTTAAAACACTACTTGAAAACAGATTATCAATATCTTCGTAATTATTTTTTGTTTTGATATGCCCAACCCAAAGATTAATTTCTTCTAGATTTTTTTTAGGAATTTTATTAATTGTATTTTCATATAATATTGTTGATTGGTTTATTAATTCAGAAGCTGTAGATTCAGTTAACCCCTTACTACTTGATAATTCATCATACAAGTAATAAAGTTTACTAATATTTTTATTTTCCAATACCAATTCTTTGAATACAAATAATGTATTTTTAAAAGAATTTCTTTTGTATGACTCTGTAAGTAATTTTTCTATCTTACTTTTTATTAAACCAAATTTCATAATTATTTTTAATTATAAATATATCAATCTTTAAGTATTTTTAATAATTCGTTTTCAATATCACCAAGTGAACTATTTTTTATTATAAAATCATCATCATTAGATTCTAGTAATAAATTTTCTAATTTTTCTCTGTTTTCAGGTAACCCTTCAAGACCTCCTGCTGGTGGTGGCGGCGGTCCTCCTCCTGCTGGTGGTGGTCCTCCTCCCGGTGGTGGTGCAGCACCTGCTTCTCCACCTTCAGTTGTTCCACTTATTGTTTTATATAATCTATCAATGTTATCAAATAATCCAGTATGTGTTATAATTGTTGCAGTATTTGCAAGTTCTGCGGCAACAGCCCTTTCCATTCTTTGTCTTTGAGTATCAAGTTTGATATCTTCATCAGAAAATCCAAAAATATGTTTTTTAGCCCAAGTAGCTGATGTTGGTGCTAATGTATTTGGAATTTCTGTAACCATATCTTTGTATAGTGTTACCTTTTCTTTCCACACATCAACCATCAAAAGATCCGCTTGTTTTGATGGATTATTTAAACCTAATGTAAAATTTTGTAATTCATCTTCAAACCCCAAAAGAAATAAATGTATAATTGCAATTTTGTTTAATTCTGATAAAATATTTTTTTGTATTCTATTAATTGTTCTTGCAAAACGAATATCAAGTAGTGATAAATTTTTTCCATCACCAACCGGTTCTTCAAAACCAAGGTAAGCTTTTGGTATTCTTAAAGCTGTAACAAGTTTCTTTTGGATATATTCAATATCAGCAATTTCTGAAAGGTTTGTACCACCAGGTAGAGTTTCAATTGGCATTGTTTGTGTAGCATCTCTAACCGGAATAAAATAATCCTGATCTACTGCCATTTGATTAAATCTTAAATCTACATTACCGGTTTTATTATCAACAACCTGATCTCTTTTAAATTTATTTGCAACACGTTGTACGTAAGGTTCTACATCCTTATCATCCATATTCCCAACAAATACCTTGAACACCCTTCTTTCTGGTGCTCTTGATGTTCTATATATCAACATTGCATCTTCGGCCAAAACTAACTGTTTCCAGATTCTCCTTGCTTTTTCTAACATCGAAGTACCGTAGGGTAATTTTCTATCATCACCAAGTAATCTGAAATGTGCCACTTCAAAAGTGTTAAATTCCATATTTTTTTCTTTCCAATTAAATCTCAAACCTCTTTCATTAACTTTTACTTCGGTGTTTGGTGATTTAGGTGTCATACCTCGTTCGAATCTTTCAATTTCAATATTAGGTAGTTGAACACCACCAATAATTCCTTTTTCAGGGTCTAATTTTAAATAAACAAAGTTATCACCATATTTACAAGTGTTTCTAATCCACATTTGTAAGTTTGTATTAATATCTAAAGTATTGTTAAATAAATCCGCAAGTATTCCTTTTATTCTTTTTGATTCGGAATATATTTGTAAGATATAACCGTCTTCATTTGGGGTTGTTGATTCTTCAGCATATATATCTAAAGCCGTTGAAATTTCTGGTGTAAATTCCATAGATTCGTAATCATAAAACGCGGCAAGTCTTGTTGGTTCGTAATATATTGCTTGGGTATATAAATTACTTTCTATTTTTTGCCATTGGTTTGATAAATATAAAGTTTGTTGTGCTTGAAGTTTTTCTTTTTCAAATTCGGATTTATCCCTAGTTTTAAGTAATTCTTGTTTACTAAACTTGTGTGTTGGGATATCTTGACCCAATAAAGAATTTGGTCCAAATGCTTTATTAAGTCTTTGCCAAACTGTAAGTTGATTTGTATTTTGTTCCATAATAGAAATTTAATTTATAATTGTCAAATATAAATATTCATTAGTATATAATGTTTTCACCACTTTCTGTTAAGATTGCTTTTTGTAATTCCGTCAAAATATAGAAAGTTTCAACAATTGGTGTCGGACTTGGTGTAGGTGGTGTCGGACTTGGTGTAGGTGGTGTTGGATTTGGTTTAGGTGGTGGTAATTCTCTGAAAGTATCTTTTGGCGTTCCTCTTTTATATTTAAAAGATGGTGGAAAATTTTTAACTGAATATATAGGCTGATCTGGTACTATTAAATTAGAACCACCAAATATTCTTCCTGAAGTTTTTCTTCTATCTAATCCCATTTTTATAATTATTTTCTACCACCAAATAACCACCCGTATTTAATATAATCTTCTTTTGCCGGTCCAGAATTCATTTTCATTCTTTCATTTAACATATGTCCATTTGGAATTACTGGGTCAAAATGAATTTGTTTTCCTACTGAATCGTTATTTGAAACAGTCCAAGATTCAATCATTACTTTAGTTTTTTCAACGACTTTTTCCAACTTTGAAAATGAAGATTCCCCAACATAAATTGCCATAGAAATTGCCATTATAAGGTCATCGTGTTGTCCTTTTTGGTGGTCAGGTCTTCCATTAACATAAACAAAAGTATTCATTTCGTTGTATAATCTTGTACTTTTAATTTTAAATTTATGTCTGACATATTCTTCAAATGCCGCAATTATTTGTACACGTTTGTTATTAAAATTTATTCCTGGTATTTTATCTTGTGCTTTTGGATTATATGACCAAATGTTTGTTGAATCGACACCATCAATATATAAATTACGATAACCAAGTTCTTGCATTTTTCTTACTGTCGTAATACCCATACCACCGGTAATATCGACAACACAAAATGCGTTATACATAATACCCCATTTATAAGCAATTTCGGCTAAAGCGTCTGGTGGAATTTTTCCAACATATTCAAATACTTGTTCTCGCTCATCAAAATCAATAATTTGAATCGATGAAAAATCTTCACTATCACCACGAGATACGTCAACACCCATAATGTATTTATGTCCTTGTTCTGGTTCTTTCCACATCCAAAGCGAATTTCCCATTAATTTAGATGGTGCGTCTTGTATTGTACTTGTTTTTATATAATCTAATTCTTTAGCATCAAATACGTTATCTCCAGACCCCAGAAATTCACAGTTAAGCTCTTGGTTAATTTTTCGTTTATCGTATTTTAACTTTTTAACCATTTTTTCATACCAAGGAGAACAGGGTTTATATCCTTGATTAAAATATTCTTTTATTTTATCATAATCCCTTTCATAAGGGTCAGTATCAGTAAATGAAATATTTTTAGAATGGTCTTTTTCATCTTTATTTAATAGATAATCAACCATATCATCAGTTGGTACCAGATATAAATCTTTTGAGTATCTAGGGTCTTTCCACCAAAACATTTCAGAAATTTTAAAGTTGTTAACACCTTTAACCGCCTGATTATATACATCATAATAAATTGGGTCATAACCGTTTGGTGTTGATACAACAATTACTTTACCACCGGTAGAAAGTGATGCCATACAAGCTGCCCAAAAATCACCATCAGCTTCGATAAACGCGGCCTCATCAAATACAAGTACCGTAGGTGTATAACCCCTCAAGGCATCTCGTGATGTTGCAACTGCTTTTACTTCACAACCATTTGTTAGTTTGTAATGTCTTTGTGAATTTTTATCTGCAGAAAAAGAAGCGCCAACCCATTTAGGCCATTGGTCAACAAATGCTCTAATTTTATTTGCCATTTCCATTGACGTATCAAGTTTGTTTGCAATAATCAATATTTTTTCTGGACGTTCTTTTTTTGCAAACACAAGTTTTTTTGATATCCAAGCGGCAGTCACTGTTGACACACCAGCCTGACGATACTTTAATGCAATATTTTCTTCGTGTTCTTCATAGTCCTTCAGTAATGAAACCTGATCTGGAAATAATTCCAAAGGTACAAATTGTGAAACCGTATTATCGTATGTCTGTAAGTATGTTCTTAATGCGTATGGTGTATCTTTCATACATTTTACATACTCTAGCATTATTTGTTCTTTTGATAGACTCATAAAGATATTTTAATATAAATATCAAAACCCCCAGTTATTTTCATAAAAGGGGGTTTTGTAGGACAATATATTATTTAATTTATAAACCTAGTCTTGTTAAGATATCATCATCTTCTTCATCGTCATCGTAGTCATCATCATCGTCATCACCTTCTTTATATTTTTTATAGTTAGCTTTTGCTTGTTGTAATAATTCGTTGAATTTTTTCTTAGCTTTTTCATTATCAGATGGACTATCTGAAATAACATTTGCAATTACATTTTTTAAAAATTCTTCAGCTGGAATACTATATAACAATTGTTCAAAGAAAGGAATATATTTTTTACCTTCATTATCCAATGTTAATTCATCTGGAAGTAAGGTTCTTAATTTTCTTACAAGCTCACCACCAACACGGAAATTCATTGGTTCGTTTTGCATTGTATCTGTTTGACCAATAACTTGTGTTGCGATTTCTGGGTCCATATCTTTCCATTGTGCTCTTGACTGAATCATTGAAAATGATTTGAATAGTTCGTGAAGTAAAATTGGAAATATTAAGCCATTAGCATAATATGTATCATTTCCATCTCCTTCTTCACCACCTTCATCTTCGTCTTCATCGTCATCATTACTTTCTTGTTTTTTACCTGCAGCACCGGCGGCATTACCACCAAGAGCTTCAATCAAATCTTCATCTGTAAAATACATAAGGTCATTAGCACCCATAATTTTATTATAAAGTGCGTATAGTCCTGGATCAATCGCGTCTAATCTATCCTTATACATTTGGTAAGCAAATTGACCACGTTTTCCTTTACCCATTATAATAGCATTGATAACATTTCTTTTTTCAATTTCCAATTGTTTTTGTTCTTCTGGTGTTAGTTCGTCGATATCAAAAGAAAAATTTGGAGGTAATGGAAGTTTTTGTTCTTTTTGTGGTTTCATTTTAAAAATACTTGGGTCGATTGCTTGTTCCCCTAAAAATGTTAACATATTAACAAAATCAAATTCATAAACAACACCACCATCTTTTCTTTTTTTAATTACCAAACCTTTTTCAATTGCTTGTTCCATATTATCAGAATAAGGTAACCAACCTTCTTCTTTAGCCGCAATTTCAACCGCCAAATCTCTAAGTTGTTCTCTATATCTTGGTTCAAGTTGCATAGCTTGTCTAACTGCTTGCATCTGTGCCATTTGTATTGACATTTTAACTTGTGGGTTTGTAATATTTTGTTCTGTACCAAAATATCTTTTTACATAGTCGACAATTTCTTTAAATCTTTTACCAGCAATTTTTTCAACATCAGAAGCACCACCCCTAAAAGCTCTATTCTTTGCGTAGATACCTTCTGGGTCCTCAATTCTTTGTTGTGTTCTAGGGTGCATTCTTTCAGGATAATCACCATAATCAATTGGTGCTTCCTTAATTATTTTTCTTACAAGTCTTTCTAATTCTCTATTTCCCATTTTTTAGTTTCTTAAAATTGAAGTTATTGCTACCATAAAATCATTTTTTTGTTCTTCTGCTTTTGGTTGTTCTTCAACACTAGGATTTGGGTCCTTAAATGGATTTCCCTTTCTTCTTGTCGGTGTTTTAGTTTTTTCCCTTTCTTTAGTTCTTTCTTTTTCTTTTGTATTTGCTTTTGGTTGTTCTTCAACACCAGGATTCGGATCCTTGAATGGATTTCCTTTTCTTCTTGTTGGTGTTTTAGTTCCAGGTTTTGTTTTAGTTCGTTCTTTTTCTTTTGTATTTTCTATCATCTCTTTTTCTTGAAACATAGTATTTTTCTTTGGGTTGTTCAACATAAACTTTTCTGACTTATCAACTTTTTCTTGAATTGTTTTTAACAATTCTCCTTTTGTCATACTAGGTTCAATATGTTTTTCAATCATATTGAATATTTGTTCTTCCAAATACTTTTCATAATTTTCATCGGTATTTTTTCTTGTTTTTCTTTTAACAGTTTTTTCTGGATGTTTTTTTTCTGGCATATCTTTGTATTGTTTTTTTGACGTACTATCTGAAAATTCTCTAGCCATTTCACACCATTTTTTCTTTTTAACACCCTTACTTGTATTACACTTGGCCCAAAAGAATCCTTGTTGTGCTTTTGATTCAAATTTTTCACCTATTTCACGAGTAACAGTAAGACTTCCATCTGGATTTGGGGTTACTTCACCATCTTTAACATTTAAACCTTCCTTATTTTGTTTCATTTGATTAACCGTTGAAGAATCAACATTTTGGATTTCAAGGGTTTTTCGTGTTGTTTGGATAGCTTCTTTAGTTTCAAATTTTTCAGCAAGAATTCTTATTTGATTTGGTTTCATTCTTGAAACCGTGGTAAAATGAATACCATTTTCCAAAAGAATTTCAATGTATTTTTTAGTTTTCATAAACAACTTTTTTTTCAAATTGCAACACGAGGTCTCTCTCGTATAATTTATCTTTTACATCCTGTTCTTGGTCCCCATATTTAAAAACCAATCTTTTAATCAACGAAAAATCAATTTCATCTTCTTTTTCCCAACCAAGGGCAATAACACCATCAATTGAATCTTGAACAGAAAAAACATCAGAATTTTGTACCAATTCCAATGTAATTTCATTGTGTGTTAACGACCCAACTTTTTTTACGTGTTCAACATCCGGAGGACTTGGATAACCGTTTGCAGGTCTTGCTTCCCAATTTTCACCCCAAACATCTTCCAAAGAATCACCAAAAATAAATTCATAAATGTTTTCACCCCTATAATTAGGACCCAAACCATTTATGTATAATAAGTAACTCATATTTCCATTCCGTTTGTTGTAATTTTTGTATTGACAACACCTTCTTTAAATACCAAACTTCCCTTATTAGTTTTTCCAATAAGAACTGAAACTGGATTTTTTTCCATATATTTTAATGCCATTCTTTCTTGTTTAATATTTTCAGAAAGATTTTTAACATTACTGTAATTTGTTTCTTTGATTTTTTCGTATTTTTCTATTTTTTGTATTTTTTTCTTTTCTTCAGAAATAATTTCTTTTTTCTGTGTTGTAAAATATTGTGAAATAATTTTATCAACTTTTGATTCGCCAAATGTTCCGTGTGAAAAATGGTTATATGTGTGTCTTGGTTGTCTAGCACCATGTCTTCCATATTCTTCAAGTTCACCTGTAACCGGCATTTCTTTCATTTTATCAAACATTCTACCAGCGTATTGTTTTGATACACTGTTTTTAATTGCATCAGATAAACTTGCAATTTCACCAATTTCACGATATTCTGTTGTTTCACCACCAATAGGAGGTGGTGGTGGTAATGTCTCTTCTTCTTCATCAGATGTTGGTTCTGGTATTTCTTCGTCACTCATTTCTTCATCTTCTAAGTCTTCATCTTCTTCATCACCTTCTTCGTCTAAATCACCTTCTAATCTCGATATAATTTCTTCAAGATCGTCATCATCTAACAAATCAACATCAAGTGCTGATAAAATTGAATTAATAATGTATTTAACATCATTTGGATCCATATCATCTTCACTATTAAATTTTCTAATTCTTTGTGCTAATTTGCCGGTAAGTTTTTGTATTACTTTAAATGTAGTTCCACCTTCTTTCTTTGATTTACCTTCATCTTCCATATCATCTTCTGGTGGCGGAGGCAATTCTTCTTCATCACCCATATCATCTTCTGGTGGTGGAGGTAGTCCTTCATCACTTCCTTCCGTACCCATATCTGGTGGTGGAGGTAGTCCTTCATCACTTCCAGTTGCACCCATATCTGGTGGTGGAGGTAAAGCCCCTTCACCTTCTACAGTCCCTGTTTCTGGTGGCGCCATACCCGCACCCCCCATATTATCCATAGGTGGTGCTGCCGGCATTGGTGCCGAAGCTGCTACTGGTTCTGGTGGAGGTAATGCTCCTACATCTCCAGTTGGTTCAGCTTTTTTTTTACCAGGAAGTTTTAGTTTGAACTTTTTTTTTTGCTCGGTAAATAAAGACATACCTTCTTCATTTCCGTACATTTGATTAAAGTCTTTAGCCATAAGGTTTAACTTTTTCAATGCCTGTGAATACGAAGAAAAATACTTTCTATTTTGAATTGGTTCGATGTAATCAGAATTAATATCATCATAGCTTTCCTTGATTATATATCCTAATCTTTCTCTTACAATTGTATAAGTTTTTCCGTCTGCAAGTTCTGCAGTATATTCTGTTTTTTTATCTTCATTTACTGGTTGTGGAATTGATTCATTATATCTGGCAATTTCCATAATTCTACGGATTTTATCCATTCCTTCCAATTTTTCACTTCCGATAGGTCTTAATCCTCCCATAGTATATTTTTTTGAATTAATTATTTTTCTTAATAAATATATCGATTATTAAGATTATTTTATTTTTTAATAAATTATTGGTTCATAGATAATTTCTTATCTATCAATTCAGTTGTAGAATCGTGTAATTTTTCAATATATCCGTTTCTTCTTAATATTTTAAAGACAAGGTTTTCTGTTGAATATTCACCGTCTTTTTCTAACCCACAAGTTCTATATTTTTTTAATTTATCTTTATATTTTTGAACAGTTTCTTTTGCTGTTGTTGCGTCATCATCTTCTATCGTATCTAAAAGATTGTCAATGATATTCATCCATTGTTTTGCCTTTTCTTTAATTAGTTCTTTATCTATTGTAACATCTTCTTTTTTTGGAACATTTGCCCATTCATCAAATAATATTGAATAAACACCACTTGAAAAGTGTGATTCTGTTTCGTTCTGAACATACAATTCAACTTCATACCCCTTTATTGTTATATCGTGTTTTTGATTAAATAACATTTTTTTCAAAGTGAAAAGTTTTTCGTATAATTCAATTTGATTTTCTTTATACTGTTGGAAATTCGCAACAATATGTAAGTCAAAGTCTGAATATTTAGACCAATTATAATTAGAAAGTGAACCGGTAAGTATTATATCGGTAACAACAATTTCGACATCCAAAAAGTCAATAAATTCGTAAGCAATTTCTAACAACCTTTCCCTTATTTCAGGTTTTAATTTAGGTTCTTTTTTATCGCCTACCCAAACTTTTGGATTTAATGCTTTTTGGGGTTCAAAACTTTTTAATAATTCGGTATCCATTAAATATAAATATTAAGAAAATGAATTAACTTAATTTCTTATATTTAAAAGTTTTAGAAATGTTTGTATTAAAGAAAGACCCTTGTGATTTTGCAGATCTAAATGATGTGTAAGTTTGATGTGGAACATCATCATATTCGTATTTCATACCATTTTTAAATTCTGCAATCATTTTTTTTGTTTCGGTATCATATTCAGTTCTAACTATATTTGAAGATTCAACTTCATTTATAATTTTTGTTCCTTTGATTTCTTCTTTTGTAATTGCCATAACTTTTTTTATTTTAAATATATTTTACTTAAAACAAAAATCCACCCTTTTGGGGTGGACCTTGTTATTTTAGGGAGTTGATTTTGTCTCGTAGTTCTATCGCTTTTTCAAAGTTCTGATTTTTAATACATTCATCCAGTTCTTTATTTAGCTTACTTATTTTTTCTTTGTTTTGTTCCAGATTTTTAATCTTATCTCTCAACTCCACAGCTTCTTCAAAATTTTGTTCTTCAACTGCAATTTCAAGTCTTTGTTTTAAAAGGTCAACCTCATCTGATTTATTTAGGTCACCTTTGACATTTGTAATGTAAGTAAATGAAATAGAACCATCTTCAGATTTATAAGTTCTTTTTTCAAAGTTGTTTAATCCATTAAAAAATGGATTTTCGAAATTAAATAATTCATTAAAAAGTTTGTCAAAATTTCTTCCAAACATAATTTATTTTTTTATAAGTTTATTTTGATTCTGATTTGACCAAATCCATACCAAAATGATAAAACTGACATTTTGTCAGTATATTCTAACAACATATGTCAGAATGTCAAATATTGACTACTAGTTAGTTTATAATTAAAATTAAATAAAACTTTTTAATATGGCAATAGAATTTGTAGATGATGGTGATAAGGGTAAAAAGAAAGATGGTGGTACCCCAGTTTTAGATAATTTCAGTAAGGATTTGATTAAGTTAGCAGAACAAGGAAAATTAGATCCGGTTATTGGAAGACAAAAAGAAATACTTAGAATAGCACAAGTATTATCCAGAAGAAAAAAAAATAATCCAATAATCATTGGTGAACCTGGTGCTGGAAAAACAGCAATTGTAGAAGGTTTAGCTATGATGATTCACGCTGGTGAATGTCCAAAAAATTTAGCCGATAAAAGAATTGTTTCACTGGACATTAATTCAATTGTTGCCGGAACAAAATATCGTGGGCAATTTGAAGAAAGAATGAAGGTTATAATTGAAGAATTACAATCAAGCCCAAATATTATAATTTTTATTGATGAAATTCATACAATTGTTGGTGCTGGTAATAGTTCTGGTTCATTGGACGCCTCAAACATTTTTAAACCAGCATTATCAAGAGGTGAAATACAATGTATTGGTGCAACAACACTTGATGAATATAGAAAAAATTTTGAAAAAGATGGTGCTTTAGAACGAAGATTTCAAAAAATAATCGTTGATCCTTCAACAAAAGAAGAAACTTTTGAAATTTTAAAACAAAGTAAGGAAAAATATGAAGAACACCATAAAGTTAATTATACAGATGAAGCTCTTTGGTTGTGTGTAGAATTGGCAGATAGATATATTACAGATAGGGAATTTCCAGATAAAGCTTTTGATATTTTAGATGAGGTTGGTTCCCGTATGCAAATTGATATAAAACTTCCAGATCATATTGAAAAGTTGAAGCAAGAAGCTGCGGACGTAAAACAAGAAAAAGCTGACGTTATTAAAAAACAAAAATACGAAATGGCGGCAGAACTTCGTGACCGTGAAAAAAGTATCTTAACAAAACTCGACGAAGAAAAAAAGAAATTTGAAGAAAAATTAAGAACTAGCAAACGTGGTATCCCAGAAGACTTGATTTATGAAGTCGTATCAAATATGACAAAAATCCCAGTAAGTAAAATTAATATTGATGAAAAAAATTCACTTGTTAATTTGGAAGATTCACTTAATGGTTCTGTAATTGGTCAAGATGAAGCTGTTAAAAAAATATCAAAAGCCATTAGAAGAAATAGGGTTGGGATTAAGGACCCAAATAGACCAATTGGTTCATTCATATTCCTTGGGTCAACCGGTGTTGGTAAAACATTCCTTGCAAAAAAATTAGCAAAAGAAATTTTTGGTAGTGAAGATAGTTTGATTCGTGTTGATATGTCCGAATATCAAGAAAAACACACCATATCAAGACTTATTGGTTCCCCTCCGGGATATGTTGGTCACGAAGAAGGTGGACAATTAACAGAACAAGTTAAAAACAAACCATACTCTGTTATTTTATTTGATGAAATCGAAAAGGCAAACAAAGACATTTTTGCAACACTTCTTCAAATGTTGGATGACGGTCATATGACAGATGGTTTGGGTAGAAAAATCAACTTCAAAAACTGTTTAATTATTATGACATCAAACATTGGTGTTAAAAAAGTCCAAGACTTTGGAAGTGGCGTTGGATTCAAAACAAACAATAATAGTGATGCGGTCCAGGAAGAATATAAAAGGGATGTTTTGAAAAAAGAATTAAGTAAGTTTTTTGCTCCAGAATTTTTAAATAGAATCGATGATGTTGTAATATTCAATTCACTTAAAAAAGAACATATTGATAAGATTGTAAAATTAGAAATTGACAAACTTATTGATAGATTATCATCTATGAAATATAGAGTTTCATATGAACAATCTGTAATTGAATTAATTGCAAAAGTTGGTTTTGACGAACAATATGGTGCTAGACCAATCAAACGCGCCATTCAAGATAAAATAGAAGACCTTATTTCAGAAAAAATATTATTAAATGAAGTTCTGGAAGAAAAAGAATATATGTTATTTGTTAAAGGAGAAGGTGAAGACCAAACAATAGAAATTGAAGACAGGACAAAACCAGAACCAAAGAAAAGAGGTAGAAAGAAAAAGGAGGATTAAAAACCCTCCTTTTTTGTTAATGTTTAGTGTAACCTAATTCTTCAATCATTAGTTTACCAACCTTAATACCGTTGTAGGTATCTTCCACAACAACATATTCATTTCTTGTGTGATAGTTGTAATAACCAATTGATATATTAAAACAAGATAGTCCAAAATTTTGATTTAACGGAAAGATGTCCGTATAAGGGTGTCTGTGGTATTTGGTATCGCCTGGAAAGTGTTCTGTGATTAAACGACCCCCAACATTAAAGAAATCTGAATCTCTTTTAAACATTGGTTTATTCATTAAGAATTCTGAAATCATATTGTTTTCTGGTGCATCAAATTGAATTACGTACCCAATATTTTTAAAAAACTTGGGGTCAGCATTAAATGATCCCTTACAACCGGTTTCTTCGGCAACAAAAAAGGCTGCTTTTAGATTTGGTAATTCTTTTAGTAATTCAAGACAAGCATAAACACCACACTTATCATCACCACCAATACCGATTGGTTCTCCTTTATCGTTATAAGCTTTAAGGGCTAATTTAATTTCTTTTTGAGCGTTTGGTAGTTGTACTTCAACAACATTGATAGAATCGATTGTATGTACCGTATCTGTATGTGCAACCACACAAGGAAAGTATTTAATATTTTCATCAGTTTGTTTTGTTGCATATATGTTGTAGAAGTTATCAACATAATAGGGGATTTTATTTTCATCCAACCATTCTGTTATAAAATCAATCATCAAATCTTCTTGATAAGTTTTGGTTGGTACCGATAGTACTTGTTTTAATAGTTCAAAATTTCTTTCCATACGACAAATATAGAAATATTATTTTGATTTACAAAAGTTTTTTTAATACTTTTTTTATATTTTCAAGTAATTCAGGATGATATAGAGCTAAATTTAAATCTTCAAGATTAGTAATAGACCTTTGTTCTTTTTTATTTCCTTTCCAAACATCAAAATATAATTTGTTTGTTCTGGGTTCAAATCTATGGAAAAATACTTGCATATTCTTACCTGGTAATTCAATAATAGTATTAAACCCACCAATTTTTAAAATAACATCAAGCATTTTATTATATTCTTCTTGGTCAACACCTTCAAAATCTTCCTCAACTCTTTCTAAAATCTTTTCAAGATTTCGAGTAACTTCTTTTTGGAACCCTTCTTCATCATAATCATCACAAAAAACATTATATTCCAAATCGTACCAACCACCAGGATCTTTATCACCATAAGTTTTATATAATAATGTTAACATTCCTTTTAAATCTTCATCTTCAGCATTTAACATTTTATATAGATTTAATAAAATGTTTACAGATGTTACAAATTTATAAGAATGTTGTTTTTGTACAATACCAAAGTTTCTAAATGGATTATTTGTTTCATTTCTTAGTATTTTTTGTACTTCTCTTGAAACACATTCTTCATTATATCTCCCATATTCATATGTAATATCAGACATTTCATCTGGGAATTTTGCATCTAAAAATTTTGAAATAGGTGTGTAATCTACTATATCGGCATTAAGTTGTAAGGTTGGATCGGTAAGACTTAAAATTTTATTTGTAAGTACAATGTTTTCACCTTTAAAAGCTCCAACAATATATCCTTCTCTAAAATCTTCTTCATATCTCCACATATCAAAATCATAATCATAGTAACCTCTACCAGTAAATCTACGCCACATATACTTATCATCATCATCTGTTACATTTAAAACTTCCAAAAAATCATCGTCATCATCAAAAGTAATTTCAACTTTTGGTGATTTACCTTTTGAATAAGAAATGTAATTAATTAAATCATCAGGGTAAGACCATCTACTGGTTTCTTTTCCTTTAGCAACTTTTTGTAAAAATTCATAGGTTTCACTTGCCATATTAGATAAATATAATTATATTTGTATTTATATATAGTTCTTTGATATTATGGGTCCGTTTTTGGATTTGACGGGCGTTGGTTGAATAATAGAAGCATGTCGGGACTGAATTAATCTCGTTAAAAACTGATTCACAAAACAACTGGCAATGTGCTAAACAAAATGGAAACTCTTGGATTAGTAAGAGGTTCTGAAGTTACTGTAGCTTAATTAGATACGGAAACGGGGGGTCGGCAGACATATAACCTAGCAACAGAAGTCGTAGTTTGATAGAGCACACCGGATGGCTCTCTAAATCCGATTCGGGACCATTGGTTGTTGATTTACGATGTTGAAGAACAAATCAAATATTTTGGGGTATTAGAAAATACCAACCTAAACATGTAGTCGTCTCTTAAACAAGATGAACCGGACGAGGGTTCGAGTCCCTCCGGATCCACCAATTAAAAAACCCACTCTTTTGAAGTGGGTTTTCTTTTTTTAGGATATTTCCTAATTACTTAACAACAGCAGTATCTTTTACAACAGTCGTAGCTTCAGTAGTTGCCTCAACAGTAGCTTCTGGTGTTGCATCTGAAGTTGCGTTTCCAGTTCCTTTTTCACCACAAGCCGTCAAAAGAGAAATTGTCGTAAAAAAAGCAGCAGAAAGTAAAACTAATTTTTTCATTTTGAATAAGGTAATTAAAGGTTTATTATAATAATATATATCAAAGTTTTTATAAAAAGAAAAGGGTAACTAATTGTTGCCCCATAATTTTTTTAAAAATCGGTATTTTACTTTTTTTACTGATTTTTTTATTATAAAATATTTTAAAAAGAACGTTGAGATTACACGTTTTATTGAGAACCTTTAGAGTCATTATTGTTTCTACTCTTATCCACCATCTTTTGAATGGTATTTCTCATTGCCGATTATTTAGGTGAATCACTCCTTAACGATATAACTACTCTCCTATTACTTAACTCTCTCCGAGAATGCCTTCCCAGTAAATCCTTGCGAGATTAGAGGTTTTTGGTAGAAATACATTCGGTCTTGGGAACCTTATGTGCCGTGAACATCTCACGACTAAGTGGGCAACTTCCGTTATACCGTGATGGACACTTTTCCATTATTACTTTTATGATTTTTATATCCAATTATAAAAAAATGTTTTTGTGTTGTGGATTATCGAAGTTGTGGTCCACCTAAAGTTTCATTATCTTTTGGATTATGAAATACTAAACAACTTCGTGAAACTTCCCAGTTTCCATACTTCAAGACTACTTCGTGTCTAACTTCTTGGTTCAAGTTTGACAAGGTGAATAACGGCACCACCCGTACATTAACATACCTTTCGGTTTTAAACAATCTCTAATATTGGAACACGCAATGATAAAATTGGATAATTCTATTTTTTGCAATATTCCTACGGGTTATTCCTATTAGTGTTCCCACTTCAATCAGACGACCCACATCGCCCAATCATCTAACCACTTTCCCTACAGCGTTGCCCTCGGTATTAAAGGTTAAACGGTATCCCGCTTGTGTACTCACGTTCAGTTTCCCAAACCGCAAACCATTTACACGAATGATTCACTTTATCCTGGTTTCCCAGTTTATTTTATGGACTATACACGGCCCAATATCTTTATCAGTTTCATTACTTACTCCTGAACGGATAATTCTATTTTCAAAGAACGTTTTCGGTCATTCCCGAATTGTTTTACAAAGTTAAGACATTTATTTTGATTTGTCAAGTACTTTGTGAACTTTTTTATTTTTTTTCTATAAAGACGTGGTTTGTACCGTATTTTGTTGCCATAATGTGGGCAAACTCCAAATTTGGTGTAAAAACTCTTTGTCCTTTATCATTGATGTATCCAAAGATTTCAATTTCAATTACTTGTGTTTCTTGTTCTGCCATTTTGTTTGTTTTATAGTTCAAACATAGAATAAATATTTTGGTGTGTCAATAAGGTTAAAGAATTTTTTTCATCAAATCTTTAATTCTATTTAATTCTTCATTTAATTTTAAACTTTCTTCTTCTTTTTTTAAATTGACTTTAGGTAGTTCAACTTCTGAAACTTCTTCACCACTACTAAATATTTCCTTAAATTTTTTCATGAAGGCTCTGATTTTTTCCAAATCAATTTTTATTTCAGCGCCAGTATCATCGGAAACTTTAACTTCAAATTTTTCAGCAATTGTTTTTATTTCACTTCTATTAAATTCCCTTTTACCCAATTCTTTTTCAAAGTAGTCCAAACATTCATCTAAAGAATTGAATGTTTTATCTTTCAAATCATTTATAAATGTTTCAGCGTCTGAATTTGAGGTTTTATCATCTTTTATAATTGAATCTTTTTTATATATTACAAGTGATGCTAAAACAATTTTTGAAAAATTGTCTTTAACATTCAAAGAATCTAGTTTTTCTAAAACACCTTCAATTATAGATTGTTCTTTAAAAGAAAAAGCGGTATAAAATATTTTTTTTATTTTTGGTACAACTTCATTAGATACTTCTTTTGAATCTTGACTTTCACTATCATCAGTTGATGAATATTTTTCATCTGGTTTTTTGTTTCTAACACCTACGTGAATATGGTCATAGTGGTCTTTAACATTCCAACCAACTTGATATCTGTAGGTTCCAACATTAAAATTAATCCACTTACCGTTACCTTTTTGTAGTAATTTATCTGGCATTTTATCTTCTGATATCCACCCACGTTTTACAAATTCTTCTCTTAGTTTTTTCCAACCTTTATCACCTTTTTCACCACGACAAGGTAAATCAATACCATAAGAATCTTTTGAACCATCCCAGTGGTCTGACCTATTTCCAGATGCTGTTAATTTATTACTTCTTTTTTGTGAACCAGGGTTAAATCCTAAATCTTTTAACCAAGATGCCATCTGTAGTGCTCTTTCTGCAGAACCGGCCCAATCACCATTTATTCCACCACCAAGACAAACTTTACCTTGATCAAGACATCCAGGATATTTAGAACCAGTCGCAAAACCATATGTATTTGTTTCTACTAGTAAATTCATATGTATATAAATACATCAATGAATTAAAAACCATTCTGGAATATTTCTATTTTTCCAATTTACAAAAGATTTTTTTGCAATCATATAATAATTTCTATAAGATTCGATAACAGAATCTACTTTAAATTCGTCTGGCATTGCTTTTGGTGGTTGTGTAAAATCTTTATCTGGAATACTTGGTTTGTTGTCCAAACACCATTCTATAATATCCTGTGATTTATGTCTTTTACCGTAACGATATGTATATTCCTTACACAATTCTAAACCAAGGTCACATAAATAAAGGTAATTCGAAAGACTTTCACGGGTCCATATGGCACAAGGGTGATTTTTATGTGATAACTTATAAGGAGCTTCTGAACCAATAACCCAATGAACACCACATAAAAGTTGAGCTGTTTCTAAAATCATTTTAACAACGTGTTTATCACAATGATACTGTGCACATTTTTTAGTATCAAAATCTAAAAAAAATATATTCATATAACAAAGATATAACTTTTTTTTTAATCAACAAAAAACCCCACCTAAAAGATGGGGTTCACAAAAAGTTATAAGAAACTTATTTTTTTGCAATGATTGACCAGATTGCACCAACTAGTGTCATAACACCACCAGTAATTTCAACAACAACACTTTCATCAGCCCATCCTTTCATTACAACGATACCACCAACAAATGTCAAAGCATGTCTAACAATTCCTAAAACTTGTTCTTTTGTTAATTTCATTTTAATTTGATTTAACGTTTATTTGTTTTTATATAAATACAAAAAGAAATGAAAAAAAATCAAATTATATTTTATTTTCCCTTATATCTTAAATAAGAAACTAAAAGAATTCCAATAAGAGAAATGGGTACTAAACAAGCAATAATTACTTCCATGATATTTGTTTTTTAATAAATACGAACACAAAATACGTTACAATGTAATAGATGAATAGAACTATATTATAAAATATTATCCACAAATTTCAAATTAACTTTTTTAGATGTCAGGGTGGGATTCGAACCCACAATGAGCAACCTTATAACTTTTCGCGTCCAAATTGCTCTTGGACCGTGGTGTTTTTCGGACTCGGCACCATGCCTCATTACACTCCTGACAAACAACGACTCTTCAGCTTTCTACTCCCAGCCCCGAGGAATTGTATATAACTTAGCCCATCTCACCGCTGTGTGGGAACTGAAGTTTACTAATGTCTTTTTCTTATGACAAACATAAACAATATAAATGATATTAACAATAGTGGTGTCATAATTTTTTTAATTTAAAAAAGGTGGAGATTTGAATCCAACGCATGATCACCCATACGCTTCGTTTCTTTTGTCTTAGGCACTCCACCATTGTAAGTTCTTCTTTGCTTGCGCCCCCATTCACGGACTTCCGATTTCCCAATGGGTTTTACCGTCCTATCGGAGTCAGGTAACCACTGTTGTCAGGACAGGATTCGAACCTGCACGGAATAAGTGTAATATTTACCTTATTCCAAGGAGTCTTGGGTATCTCTCCCAGCGTCTACCAATTCCGCCACTTGACTGTTTTTTTGTAGTTTAGTAGTTAAATCAAACTCTCGTTTCACTATCTTGATTTAACAGGTTGATACACTTTACGAGTTTCCCGTTTCTTACAACCACAATGTTTTTCAATATTTCAAAGAACCTTTATTCCTTATTTGTCTTACAAAGATATGTAGAATTTTTTAATCTACCAAATCTTTTTTAAACTTTTCTTTTCTTGTGTATTTTTTTTTATTACGATACACATTTGGCCTTGTTGCCATCTTAATTTCCTCATATGTAATCTCAATTGTTTTCATCGTTATATAATCTTTGAACGTGTTTAATTATTCTATTTATATCTTCTTTTGTTTGGTAACCTAGTACATCATTTGTTAATTCTGTATCATAACAAATTTCCCACTGATCTTTTGTCCCCTTTAAAATTGCAACTTCAAAAGTATCATCATCTGTATATGATGAATAACGAAAATGCCCCGGAAATTTAAACCTAGCAATCGAAAGTCCATATCCACCAGGAAAGAAAATCAATCCGTGTAATCCATCACCAACTTTATGTGGTCCAAACTTTATATCATCAAATGTTACCATAAAACAAAAGTATAAATAATTTTTTAATCTACCAAATTTATTTTTTGTATCTTAAGTAGGATTCCCTATTTAATTTCAAATGCCGATTTCATATGACGTTTTGTTTTGACTGCATCTTCAGGGTTACCAATAACAACACCGTCTTTGATTGTAAACGCATGTCCTCTGACCAATACAAAGAAAGTTCCTTTTGGGTTTTTCTTTACAAACGTACCAACAGTCATTTGTCTTTTAACTTTTTCACCTTTAACTTTTATTTCATATGAAAGTGAATATGGATAAATTACACTATTACTTTTTGTACCAATAGGGATAATTTTTTTATTATTAACTTTGATCACACCTTCAGATAATTTACTCATCTTAGATGCCGTAAAGTAGGTTCCCTTTCTTGGTTCTCTTTTAAACTCCTCTGCAACATACTTATGTGCATAATCATAAGTAACATCAAACGCCGAAGCAAATGCCCTAACAACACAATCATTTGTTTCTTTTCTTGCGGTTAAAGAATCACTATAACCTTTAATCGCACTTCCTGTAGATTCGTATGGTAATTGGTTTTTCATAATACAAATATACAAAAAGTTTTTTGATTGACAAAATTAAAAATTAACACGTACACAAGGATTTAACCCCTAACCGAACGGGTTGAAGCCGTTTATGCTAAACCATTACACCAGAGACATAGTAGTGCCCGACCTAGCTCGGGACCGACTTCGGGTTGTACCCACCCAAAGTGTTTTTGAAAAAAAATTAATATTCATCATTTTTTCCACCCCAAACTTCATCGTATTTTGGATTTTCAATCCAGGTATCTTCTTCACCCAATTTTTCATTTCGTAAGTATTCAATGTATTCTTCCAAACCATCAATTACTTGTTGGATTCTTTCTTTTCTTCCTTTTGGTGTTATTTCTTTTTTTAATCTTTTTTCTTGTGAAAGGTATCCAAATTCACCAGATGGTGTAAAAATATTTGCACTATCATAACCAAAGAAGATATCATCCAATTTATTTTTCATATCTAACTCTTGTTTGACTTCTTCTTCACTTTCTTTTACAATTCTTTTAATAAGTCTTGTAAGGTCTCTTTCTGTTAGTTTAATTACTTTTTTCATAATTTTTTATTTATAAATATTATATTATTTAGTATTCCCAACTTTTTTTCTTTTTTGGTTTGTCTGAACAAACAATTGGCTGGTCTACAATGTCCCACCTTCGGCTATAAACTTCTTCTGATATTGGCTCTTCTTCTTCGTGTGTTAACATATCATCCAGAATTTCAAATGTTCTTTCTATATTTTCACATATAAAATCACTAACTTCTTCTGGTGTAGGACCATCTACTGGAAGTTCGGCTTTAATTCTTTCATCACCATATTCTTCATCAATACAGACAAGGATTGATCCATATTGTCTATTTTCCATATCAGTTACTTTATTTCTAGCTACTTTGATTTTACAGGCTTCACCTGTTATTGGGTGGGTGTACTTAATATCTTCTTCGGAATACTTTTCTTCTTTAAGAATTCTTTTAATTAGACTTATTAATTCAGTTTCAGTTAGTCGTATTCTTTTCTTCATAAGAATAAATATCTTGAAGATATGAAAAATAATCTTCAGAATTTATAAATTCATTATGTATTTGTTCAAATATATCTTCCATAATATTTTTTTTGTGTAGTCCCGCCAGGATTCAAACCTGGAATCTACTCATTAGAAGTGAGTTGCATTATTCAATTATGCTACGGGACCGCATATTAAATCTTTTTAACTTGATATTTATGACCAGAATCTGAATTTAATTCAAAAATCTCTCTCATTTTTTCTGCTTCTTTTTCGGTATCAAATTCCCAAATTTCACTTTCGCTGTTAAGTAGTATAACTGGAACTCTTTTTTTGTTTTCGTCTAATTTGATGTGTTTTACAATTACGTACATATGATTTTTCTATAAAACATAAAAATTAAAACATAATAAATCAAACTCTTAATGAATCTTTACCAATATTAAAATCTTTGGTTTCTGAAATTTGTGGTTTTTTATTTACTGAAACACTCTTTGATTTATTCGCTAATGAATTTTTGTCTAATTGTTTTTCTGGTTTGTGGTTTTGTTTTACTTGACTAATTGGTGGTCTTTCTTTTATTTGTGATTTTGGTTTGTGTTTAACTTCTTCTATTATATAATTCCTAAAAGGTTGTGGTTCAACAGATTTATTCTGTAATAAACTTAAAGGTGATATGTTTTTTTCAACCTTTGGTATGTTTGGACTTGTAATGTCTTTTCTTAATGTTGTTACTGTTTGTGTGTTAAGCATAATATATGGTTCTGTGACCATTTTAATTATTGGTCCGACAGAATTTCGTTGTCTTGCTAATTTTCCATAATGTGCTCTTAATTTTGAACCCATTCCGGTATCTGGTCTACTTGTTAAACCATTTTTATGTATTCTTCTATAAAAATTAATTTTATTTGTGAACTTAAATTTATATTGTTTTGTTCCATATAATCTACCCATAAAATCAGAATCTGCGGCACACATCCAGGGTTCAAACCCGTTCATATAATCAAATATGTCTTTTCTAATTGCGAACACACCTTCACCAACGTGTTTTTTTGTTTGTGAATTATATGGTTTACCATCGACAAAATTTGTATAATATGGTTTTACACAATCGTGTGTCGTAAGACCCTTAATTGAATCTTCAACCATATTTAAATCCATAATATCATCGGAACCAAAGAATAAAATGTTTTTTGATTTTGCTAATTTTGATAAAGTGTTAAATACAATATAAGGTCCGTTGTTCTTTCCAAAAAAGAAAAATTCAAAATAACCTGGATAACTATGTGATTCGATATGTTCTTTGGATTCAAGGCAAGAATCAATACCAACCAAAACTTGTACTTTCTTTTCACCAATTGAATTTATAATTGAATTAAAACAATCTTCTAAATATTTTGTGTTTAAATATGTTGATATTATTATTGTAAGTTCATATATGGATGTCGAATTTATTGAATTTTTTATATTGTATGGCCAACCTAAATCGTTAACACTTAAATTTGTTTTTGTAAAAATATTTGGTTTTGTATCAAAATATGATTCTCTGGAATGGCTTATGTTATTATGTCCCTGTGTGTCAATACTATCATTATATAGTTTATCGTCAAAATATCTTCTAAAATTTCTAGAAACTTGTTTACAAGAAATAACACAATGGTTATATATGTAACCATCAATACCACTTTTAAGTTTAGAAAATGGTAAATTTTTCATATATTCCGTTTTAAGGGACATATTTAAATTTGTTAATCCTTTGAATTCATATAGAATTACTCTATCACTTATAAAAGAATAAAAATAACCTTTAGTTTGATCATACCAGTCATAATCTTCATTTACTATTTTTTCATAACTTATTTTAAGTCTTGATTTTGGTGAATAACAATCGGCGGCTTGGAGCATAAAACACTGAGATGTTGGGCTAACATTTTTTCCAATTTCAATCCATTTTTCAACAAGAGATACTTTTTCTTTTCCACTTATAAATAATATTTTAGAACATCCAACAGATTTTAATTCTTCTATATAATCATATAAAACATTTGGGAATATTGATTGTTCGTGTTCTTCTTCATATATGATAAGTTCCCAATTAAAATTTATATTTTCTTGTTTTACTAAACTTTCAAGACACACCCATGCTATTTTTTTACTATTGTAGACCGGGAGTGCAACAGTTAGTATTGGTTCTTTTTCGTTTTCAAAAATATTTTCTAAAATTATTTTACCCATGTTTTATATTATGATTTTTAATAATAAAGCCAATTATCGTTTATATTAAGATAATGATAAAAATCATCAACAATTTGTGAATTATCTTCCATTCTATTTTCATATTCTTTATTTATTATATTAATAATATCTTCATCATCCAAAAATGGTATTGCATTTGGTAAGTTTCCATTGTAGATACATTTCCTACCCATAAGACCTAATTCACATACTGTGTTTGGTAAACCATCGTGTTTTGTCAACCTAAGTCCAATAAAACACGACTCATATATTTTTTGTAGTTCTTCCTTATTGTAAGTGTCTTTTTGTGTTATATATATTTTATATGGTAATTTATTTTTAATTCGGTTCAAAATATCAATACCATAAAAATTATTTTCTACACTACCATAAAAATATACATTTTCACCTCTAGGTTTTTGATTTTTAATATTTAACGTTGGTGTTATAGGTAAAATTTCATTTGCAATATTAAACGTATTTAAGTCTTCTGAAATAAAACTGGACTTTGCAATATTTTTAACAGTTCTAATTTTAGGTACAAAATCTATAAATTTATCAATTTTATGTGAATCACTTCCACACCAAACAATTATCGAATTGCTCCTATGTAAATCAAAGTCTTCATAATCTTCTTTACGGTATAAACCAAAAAAAACGGTTGGAGTTTCATTATTGGTATATGGTATCAAATTATATTTTTCCATCAATTGATTTTCAAAATTTTTTACAGAGGCACTAACCCTTGCTTGAATAAATCTTCCCATAATAAATAAATACAACATAAAAACAAAATAGGAACCGAAGTTCCTATCTTGTCAGATACTTAAACACCTCCTTCTTTTAGATGGTTTATTCTTATTCGGTAACTACACCAAACAAGTATCTTTAGTATCCTTTTCTTTTTATATTTGTTAAAATTTTAGTTAAAGTAGATTCTGTAAGTTTTAAATTTTTCTTTTTAGTAATTGCTTCACTTAAATTTTTCTTAACTGTTTTTCTTACTGATTCGTAAACCGCAAAACCTTCTCTATAAAAGTTTTTGTCTATCAAACTTGAATTATTAATTCTAACACCGTTAACTTCTTCACCTCTTAACAATTTAATAATTTCTTTTAGATTAAGTTTGTTATTAAAAACACCAAAAGGTAACCTATCTGTATCAACTTCTTCAAAATCACTTTTTCTTAGCGGACCTTCATCGTCAAAAGCATTTTGTAATTTTTTGGTCGCAAGACACCTTTCAAAATAATCTAATTCATTACTACCTCTAAACTTTCTTGACGCTGAAAATGCTGCTGTAAGATAGTTAATTAATTTTTCTCTTGGGTTACCAATACATTTTGTTTTTTCAACATTATATTCACCAGTACCCGCTTGTGTCTGGAAAATTGGTAAGGTTGAGCTAGTTTCCAAAAAGTCACCAAAAGTAAATCTTTTATATTGGGTTTTTGAACCTGCTTTCAATGGGGTTAATTCAGAATAGTTTTCCTTATTAATTATCATTCCCGCATAATCTTCATCTTCAAAATCTTCTGGGAATTTCAATTTAAACTGTGATAACCCTTCAGTATCCATTAGTTCGTTATAATCTTCAAACCATTCAGATCTTGCATTATAGTTATCAATTGCATATTGTAAACTTCCAAAACCAGCAACACCTTTTTCTGGTATTTTATTCATTCTACTAATTCTTGATTTTGGTGGTATAATATCACCATTTTCATCGACAAAACCAAACATTTTTCTTAATTCGTCTTTTCTACTTCCAGTAACAACAGTTGTACCACCAGATCCTTGACTACTACCAGTACCTTGACTACTACCAGACCCTTGAGTTCCAGAACCTTGACTACCACCTTGATTTTGTGATTCAAAGTTTCTTTTTTCCCTATCTATTCTTTTACATTCACTTTCAATTTCTTCAATTAAAACCAATAATCTTGCTAACTTGTTTTCAACATATTTAGCATTTGGGTCATTTTTTTGTTTATCTAAAATCATAGCTTTTCCATCTGCTAAAATTTTTAAATTCCCTGGTTCACAAACTGTTTTACAATCTACTTTTTTTAATTCATCAATTGTCTGTTGTAGTTCTTTCTTACCTTCTGCGTTAACTAATGGAATATTGAAAACTGGAATCTTCATATCCCTCATTCCTTCAATGATTTGTATGGCCTCGTCTCTTTTTGGGTTTACGTAAGCACATAGTTTGTCATAGTCAATTTCATATTTTTTTCCTTGAATTTGATTACCACTTCCAGATTGATTTCCTTGTTGTTGATTACCACTTCCAGATTGATTTCCTTGTTGTTGATTAGTTCCAGAACCTCGATTTCCACCACCAGCATTAAAATTCCAATTACTACCAAGAAGACCAGAAAAATCAATGTTTTGTTCTTTAATATTTCTTCTTTTTGATTCTAAGAAAATATTTTGAGAGTTAGGATCATCTGGTGTCCAAGTTAATTTATAACCATTAAGTGCAATAGAACCTCTTTTTGTCATATAACCATAAATTAAATCTGGAAATAAAATAATATAAATATAATCTTCAGAAAATTTAACGTCGCTTTTACTTGAAATTGGTACGCCATTTCCAATTGATATTATTTTTCCTTCTTGATTTCTTGAACATTCAAATTTTTTAATATAACAACAACTATAAATTGATTTTCCGTCTTTACTTGAAATGTCGGTTTCTTGTGATAAATATTGTATATACCCATCATAAATTCTACCTGTTCTTTCTAGTTTTTCAAAAAATTTCTTTTGATCTTCTGGTTTCATTCCTTGTCCACCACTAGTGTTATCACCACCAGTGTTATCACCACCACTTGTTTTACATATTGTAGAAAAATCATCATCAGTAAATGTTGTTTTTCCAGTTTTTAGTTTAAGAGCTGTTTCTGTTTTTGGACCAAATAAACTATCTTGTTTTGCTCCAATACATCCTTGTACCTTATATATTATACCATTCGGATTTGGCGCTCCGCTATCTTTACAACCTCTTGAATATGTTGGTCCAGGACAAACACTATAACTAGTACTTGGACTTGGAGGACTTGGAGGACTTGGAGGACTTGGAGGACTTGGAGGACTTGGAGGACTTGGAGGACTTGGAGGACTTGGAGGACTTGGAGGACTTGGAGGACTTGGTGCTATTTTTCCATCACAATTATATTCTTTTGAATATTTTTTTGCGTTATTTGAATTTGCAGCCTTTACTGTGTCATATTCTGACTTATCTTTTGCGTCTCGCCAAGACCCACCAGATTTAATACAATATCTAAAATTACCTAAAATCATTTTTTACATTTTTTATTGATTATTTTATTCAACTACCCAAGTTTGATTATCAGCGTCAAATTTAACATCTTTAACAGTACCATCATTAAATTTAAAATAGTATGTTTTTCCATCTGCGTCATATCCAGAATCAATATACTTATATTTATCTTTTACTTCTTTAGTGTCAGCCCATTTTCTAAAAGATTCGGGGGTATTTTCATAATCGGTATCTAAAACTTCCTCACCTAAATTTAATAGGTAAACTATCCCATCTGGAGCCCAAGTTGCAATGGTGAATAAACAATCTGCAAAATCTTTTCCACTATTAATACCTTCAACACCTTCTTGTTTAAAGTCCCATATATTTTTAATAGCACAAACAGCAAAAGAAATCCCCCCTATCAAAAAATAAATTTTAAAAAATCCTTTTACAATTTTTATTGGTTCAATTTTATTTCCTTTTTTACCAACTTCAGCTGTTTCATTTAACCAACTAAAAAACGTTCTTTTAAACCAACCAGGTTTATTAGGGTCACCTTCAACTTTAGCTCTAGCATTTTCTAAATCTTTTATTACTTTTTGTGCCCATTCTGCTTGTTCAGCTGTTGTCAGTTTATTAAATGCCGCTTCAGCGGCTTGTGCGTTGTTTGAAAGTCTTTGAATTGCTGCTGTTAAATCTTTTACAACCATTTCTTTAGTAACACCTTTTGGGTATTTAATTAAACCATTTGTTTCAAGCTCGTCTAAAATTGAATTCAAACTACTCATAATTGTACTTTCAGATGTTGTATCAATATTACTAATTCTATTTGTTAATGCGTCCATCGCGGCATCAATTTCCGCCTGCGTTGGTCCGGTACCTGCTCTTCCACCAACTCCACCAGTACTTGTTGATTTTCTTACTTCATTTGCATCAAAATCTGCAATTTCTTTCTTTTTATTATTAATTGTATCCAACATTTTTTTACCAGCGTCAGAATTTTTTAAAGTTGTGTCACTTTCAATAAGTCTTCTGAATTGTTCTAAAATTGATTCTGTTGTACTTTTATTCTGAGCGGTAATTTTTTGTTTTACAACAACTTGTACACTACCTGGTAATCCACCTTGACCAGCATTGTTAAACGCGTTTGTAAAATTTACATCTGTCATATAACCACCAACTTTTTCATCTGCAAGTTTTGTTGCAACTTCTGTCAAATCATCAAAGACACCTGATTTAGCAAAAAATTCTTGCATCATTTCTTTAGTAACAGAACCTGGTGAAATTCCACCATTTTCGTCAGCAACTTTTTCTACAATTGAATCAAATGTTCTTGTTGGGAAGTCATTTGCAAGTTTTGTTGAGTATGAAAATATATCATCAACTGTTTTTCCTAAAGCTGCCAAATCATCCATAATACCACCAGGCATTGCCTCATCTGCTAATTGACGACCAAATTCCAATAATAATTTTTTATTATAACCACTAAAACCCATCATTTCTCTGATTCTAACTAATTCTTCTATAAGTAAACGTTCTTTCATAACTATAATTTTATAATAAATATGTTAATAATCTAATAAATGAAAAAATTATTAGACTTTTGGCCAAACTTGTTGACCATTTACAACAATTTTAAACGGATCATTTTCTTTCATTGTTTTAGGAAATACGATAAAACCTTTAACATCGTTTTCTCCTATAAATTCCTGAGCGTCTTCTGTTTGGGAATAACTTGCACAACAAGGGTCAACAAATTTAAGATTTTTATATCCAAGACCTTCAAGTAATGATGGTAATATATTAGTTTGTAATTGATTAATTATAATTAGTGTTTGAATAGTTGCAATTTGTTGTTGGGCACTAGTTGATAATAAATATTCCGCAGCTTTTTTTTCTTCTTCTTTTGCTCGCTTTATTGCTTCTTTATTTAAAAGCTCAGCAATTGTTGTTTTAACTTCATTATCGTACATCGTTTTTAATTCTGGGTTATCAAGAATTTTGTCTATTGTTAAATTTGTCACTTCACCAACTTTATCTAACCAACCTAATTTTTGATATAAAGTAGCCATCAATTCAAATTGATAAGCTTGACCAGGATTATTTCCCAAGTCTTCAAAAGCTTTTGTAACTTTTTCTTCCATTTCTTTAAGTTTTTGCTCTTGTTCGTTTGGAAATTGTTCTTTTATTTTTTTACCTATTTGTTGTAGGGCAATTGCAACAGGTGCAAAAGTCATAATTCCCCTAGCTAGACTTGCTTTTAATCCTGTTTGTGTAAATAATGATGTAAAAGAAAAAGGCATAGTTACTATAGTCGTTGTAATATCTTCAACTGCCTTTTCAATTGGTGTATATCCTAACTGTCTAGCATTTTTTAAAACCTTGTCAGCGTTTTGATTCATGTAATCAGCAACAGCTTTCCCAAAGTCTTTAGAACCATCGGCTCCTTTTTCACTTATGTTTTTAACCACAGTCATCCCAACTTGAAATATTTCTTTATTTTGTTGAGATAAGGTAGCTTCCCATAAATTTCTTTGTGAATCAGACCAAACATTCATAATTGTGTTCCATCCACCATCTACCTTTGCAACTTCATCTAATAAACCTTTTATTTCAGCTTTACCAAAGCTACCGCTAATACCATTTTTTAACCAATTATGAATTGGTTTTAATTCTGTTAAAAAAGGTATAAAACAAAATATTACCGTGATTCCAGCACCAACTTCATCTCCTCGACTTAATTGGTTTTTAATTAATGGGGCCAGAAGTGTCCCTTCCGCTATAATTTCAACAAGTACTACTAGAAGTCGTGTTCCACCATATGCTACCCCCTGTAAACCACCAACAATTGCAGCAAAAGCACCACCAACCATAGGTGCTAGACTAATTAAAAAGGTAGCAACCCAAGGTGCGACAATAGCAACAGCTACACCAACAGCAATTTCAATGAAAATACCCCATTTATCCCAGAATGTATCATTAACAGACCTTGTATCAAACATTTCTTTATCTGATGGATCCCAAAATTTTGTTCCACCAACTTCTTGATAAGGGGCCAAAGCTTTACCAGTTGGTCCTAATACATTTGTTACTTTGAATTCCCAACCATTGTCTGCACCATAACAAGCTTTAGCCGCTTCATAACCAGTCATCGCTTCTTTTTTAGGTCCAGTTTGTCTCATTATTCCCCAAGTTCCAAATAATAGTGCGTATTTTTTACTTGTTTTTGGATTTTCAAACATATAGGCTAAACCTAAGTTAGCATAAGAATCAAACCATTCTTGTGTTGGTAAACATAGTTTGATTTTTTTATTACTTACTACTGTAGTGTTATCGGTTTTTTCTTCATCGGATGTAGCATCAATTTCAATATATTTTTGATTTTCAATGGCTTGACCATCTTTATTTGTGACAGTACCAATTTGTATTTTACTTTTTACGTCCGGTGGTAAGATATCTTCAATTTTTGTTGATGATGTAATATACCAAACCTTTGGGCCTGAACCGTCCTTTGGCCCCATAATTAAAGTTGGTGGTGAATTAAAACCGTTAATAAATCTACCAGCTTCAGTTGGTTCCATAAATTGAGGAAGACCCAAATCATACGTTGGGTACCTAACATCATCGGGGTCAGTTCCTTCAACTTCGTTTCCTTTTTCATCGTAAATACCAGTACCAGGACTAGCTTTTGGTACTGCACCAGTTCCAGTGTCTATAATAAATTCATTAATTATTTTTTTAACACCCATTAGTTCTTGAATTCTTCTAAGTTCTAATAATATTTGTTTTTCCATCATATGATAAAATTATTGTTTTTTTGAGTTTATATAGTTATATATATCTTCCAGTTGATCTTCTGGTAATTTTGTTAACCAATCCATAAAAGTATCAGATGTTCCACCTTCGGCTTGATATAAATCAAAAATTTCTCTATTCATTTTATATAATTCATTTTGTGAACCATTTTGTCTAGCAATTGAGTTATCGCCGGCTTTTAAATCTAAATCCATTAAATGTTTTCTAAAATTAGGAATTCCATATTCTTCAAAACCAGCTCTTGATATTTTCATATAATTATTTGTTGCTATTGCGTCATCAATAAATTTATTATAATCTTCTACATTTTTAGCATTATTAATAACTGACCAATTTATTTTACTTGTATCACCAACTATTGATTGTAATCTATTTGTTGATGTTGGTGTTACATTTGAAGCTATTTTAGAAACTGAACTTGGTGTGGTACCTTCTTTAGATAAACCATTATATCCATTATTTTCTAAATATTTTGCAAAGTCTGTCATATATTGATTACCACCTTTAGTGTATGCAACACTTTCGGTTGTTTTTATATACCAACCACTTCTTGCAAAACCAGGAATCCAAAACCATTCTCCAGCTTCTTTTCCTGTTGTTCCAACATTTGAGCCAGATGAAGAATACATTAATGTTTTTTTACCGTTTGGTAACGTAACTTCCATCTGTGTTCTAGATCTTAAAACATCTTGGAAATTTGTACTTTCGTCGTTTTGTATAAATTTATATGAATTTACTCTACCCCTTTTTATTTCTGAAGGGTTAAATGTTTCTGGTAAATTTTTGAATGTTTCTTCAGCACTATTTTTAACTACAGAGTATTGATTTGGGTCAGTAACACCACCAACATCTTCTCTTGTCCAATTTTTTTTGAAGTCTTGGAAATCACCTTCACCAAAACCATCTTCTTTTTCTGTAACATTTTTTGCAACGTCAACATTTGAGCTTTTCTTAGTTTTATAATCTTCATAATCAAGAATTTCGGCTCTTTTATTTCTTATTTTATTTGATAATTCTTTTGCTTCTGGTGTATTTTTTATTTTTATATTTCCATCAAGTAATTTTTCAAATTGGTCTAAAATTTTTTTTGTCGTATCTTTATTTATATCAGTTATTTTTGTTGCTAAAGTATTTTTTAAATTTTCTGGAAATTCTTCTAAACCTGCTTTTGTAAAAACATCTTGAAAAGAAACGTCACTAATTTTTAATGTTGTACTTTCATCTGCAATTTTTGCTGCAACAGTCATAATTTCATCCATAAGCCCTGGTTGTGTTGCTATGAATTTTCTCATCATTTCATTGGTAACAGAAGCACTATCAATAGTGTTTTCTTTTGCAACTCTATCAATAATTGAATCAAATGTTTTTGTTGGGAAGTCATTTGCAAGTTTTGTTGAGTATGAAAATATATCATCAACTGTTTTACCCATTGATGCCAAATCATCCACAATACCACCAGGCATTGACTCATCTGCTAACAACTTTCCTACACCTTCTGTCAGAAATCTTTTGTTATAACTACTAAAACCCATCATTTCACGGATTCTTAGGATTTCTTCTGAAATTAATTTTTTATTCATTTTTTATAAATATTTATTATAACCCTCCTCCACTTAACTGAAATGTTATTTCTTGTGATTTAGATTCAGCATCAGTAGTGTTTGGGGTTGGTAAGATGTTAGACCTATTAAAGTTACTTTTTTCACCGTTATCAACACCTAAATCTGTAACTTGATTTTCTGTTGTTTTTGCATCAATTGGTTTATTTGTAGACCCCTTTGTTCCGATAATTTCAAAGTCCTTCAAATCCAGATTTAATACTTTTTCTTTTGGTTTTGGTGTTTGTTTTTTTGGTTGTTGTTGTTTTATATATGTTCTAACAGGTAACCACTTATCTGTTGAATAGTTAATATATCCACGTTCTCCAATAATATTATTTGTATTACAACCGTCTTCATAAATTGTTTGCCACCCATCACGCCCCCAACCTTGTCGTTCTGGTCCCCAGTAACCGCAATAGAAACTTAAATAAAATAAATTTTTTGGTCCTTGTGAAACTAAAAATGGGGCTGCTTTATTTAAAGAACTTAAATTTTTTTTACTATCTGAAATACAATTTGTTATTTCTTCATTTTGGAAATATGTGTTTTCGTTTGACCTTGCGTACTTCGATAACGACGCACGACACATGCCATATAGGATATGACCTAATGTCCTACTATGGGAACCATAATAATATTTTACAGTTGCATTGGGGTCGTTTTCATTTAAAAAAACCTTTGTTAAGGCATCACCAAATGTTTGTTTAACTTCGCCATAAAAGTATAATGGTGATCCTTTTATATCAAATGTTTTTGTAAGTGGTTGACAACCATTAAGTTCTTTTTTACCAGGAACATCTGGACAATAATCATTTTTGTCAAGAACACCATCACCGTCTCGATCTTGTTCCAAAATAATTTTTCTATTTTCAGACGAAGTTTTTTTAGAATCATATTTCATATTCAATAAAATTTTTTCTAATAAAAGGCTCTTGTTATTCATATTATAATCCTCCTCCACTTAACTGAAATGTTATTTCTTTTGCTTTAAATTCACTATTAATATTGTTTTTGATTATTCCAACACTTTTACTTTTTGAACCGCTTGATTGTTTAGCTTTTAAACTAACTTTAGCATTGGTACACACACCAAGTACTTCATCCCAAACATTACCCTTTAATTTACACCATTGTTTTTTTTCTTCCAATGTTTTTCCAGAATCAACAACTCTATCCACCTTTTTTATAACTGGTTCTGGTTTTTTTGGTGGTATTTCATAAGGGGGTAGGCTAACGTGCCCCCTCCAAATCTTTCCATCCACAACAGGGTAGTAAGTAAAGTCGCCAAATGTACAATCATTACCTTCCAATTCCATATAAATTTGATATGTACCATTGTAGTTCTCTGTTTTGAAAGGTTCAATAAAACCTTCTACGTAGTAATATTTTATTGGATAACCTTGTAAATCAATTTGAAATGGCAAGTTCATTATTAGTGGATTATCCTGTATTTTTCCTTTACAATGACTGGCTCGTTCTTTCTCTAAAATTTCCAAATTTGTGTGGTAATTTTTTTCACATTCATCATCCCACTTCTTACACTCACCCATATTTTTTGAACATCTATCTTCGTCCCAGTGAAAACTACCTCCGAATTCCTCACACTTTTTTTTTCTGTAGCTTTTGTAATCTTTATGACCCAACCATGGGTATCTTTCGAGGCAACAATCTGCTATGGAATTTTCAGTTTTAAATTTCGAAAGTTTATAACCTTCTGTATATTCCCAACTCGAACTACTTAGTTTATATCCAAACTTCTCTAAATTTGCAGACACATTACTCATAATTGTACCATATATTATATATTGAACTTTTTTATTTGGGTTATGGGATTTAGGACCATAAAATGTTATTATTTTTGGTTTACTTTCATTAAGAATGATTTTATTTTCAGACAAAGTTTTTTTAGAATCATATATCATATTCAATAAAATTCTTTCCAATAAAAGGCTCTTGTTATTCATAATAATGTATTTGCTTTTCCTCTTGTAATTTTATATAATGACGACCAAGTAACTTTATCATCAATTGTGTTTGCAACACTTCTTGTTAAACCGGTTTCCCATTTTGTGACAGTTGGGTATGCAGCTCCAGCTGTTGCACCACCACCTCCAGCGGCAGGTGCGTCTTGTTCGCCTAATTCACCATCAAAATCATTATTAAAGGTATATTTTTCCATTAAACCAATTAATTCTTCAAGTTGCATAAAATATTTCTTTATAAATAGTTGTATATTTAAAAAAAAGTATTAATTTTGTAGTTATATAAATAATACAATATGAAAACCATTTTTAAACTTTTTATTCTTTTAATTTCATTAAGTTCTTGTGTTAAATATACACAACCAAAACTTTTATCTTTAAGTGGTGAATATCGTGTTGATAAAATAACATATGAACAAACTGATAATAGTCCATCACCACAATCAATGGTTTTCTATCCAGGTGATTTATACGTGAATCCAAACGATGTATCACCTTTTGATTCAATACCAGTTGGTTTTTTTAAATTACATATGGATTATGTACAAATTAGATTTTCACCAAGTCCACAACCAGATGGTTCAACAGTTTGGAATAAAGCTTACTTTTATAATGTTGTTGGTGAAACAAATACAGCTTTGGGTAACTTAATTATAGAATTTGAAGGAACAAGAAAGGTTTTTAATATTATTGAAGATGGTGCTGAAACATTAGTATTACGTTCAACAGGACAGTGGGCTTACGGTTCATCTGGACCAAATGAATCTATCACACTCTTTTTGACAAGAGTAGGTCCGTAAGAAAATACGGACTTTTTTATATTATTTCAACTTTAGGTAATTTGTCCGAATGTACAATGTAATATTCATTTAAAAAAGAAAGTAATAAATCTTCATCTATTGTTTGAAAATCTGAATCATCTTCATCCAATTCATCATCATCAAAATTAAAAAAATCTGTACTTTCCTGGATTAGATTATATCCAAACTCTTTTGAATCATCCAAGTTAATAACATCATTTCTTATTTCATCTTCAGAATCGGTTGTAAGTCTAAAAGAAACTTCAACTCTTTTTGTGTCTTCGTATAAGTAGTAAGAAACAATTTCTTGTATTTCCATTTTAATTATATTTTTTAAATCTTCTAAACATATCAAGTGATTCGTTTAGTTTTTCCATAAAGTTAGGAATTTCTTCATAATCAACTTCATCTCTAAAACTATCTCCGGTAACTTCATAATTCATTGGCCCGGCTAAATCTTCAGAAAAATCCCTATCAATATCGTATTCAAAGTCTTCACCCAATTCATCAAAATCAATAACAATATCTAATGAATTTCCATCACAATGTGTACATTCTTCATCATCATTTTTCATTCCAAGTGAAACATATTCTGTTTCATCTTCATTTGGAGATGGGTATAAATTGTGAAAATATTCTCTATCAACATCTGACATATCTGGAACACCTCTTAAATCAACTGTACCATTTTGTAAATCGTGTGGACCATCACCAATTCTATCTCTTCTATCAATATCTTCATTGATATTCATATTTGTGTATGGTTTTACTACACCTTTATTTGATACGGTAAGACCACCTTTATCGTTTGCAAAGTCTTGTACATATAATGGTTGTATATTTGGTTGTTGACCATATTGTGTTACATAACCATCATAAATTGTTTTATGTTTATCTAAAATGTCATTTTTTTCAGCTTGTGACATTTTGAAAAAGTATTGTGCCATAATTTATTTTTTTATTTCTTTTATTAATGCTCTTTTTGTGGTAAAAAACATAAAACCTTCACTTAATTGTCTGTCTTCTTCTTCATCGTCTTCACTAACAACTTTTCTCCATTGATCAACACCTTGAAGTAATGCAAGTTTGGACCCACTAGCCCAATTTACATAATATACATTACTTCCTTGTACATTACTCACAGACTTAACAACTCCTGGAGTTCCAGACTTAACGGGTGAAAAATTATCATCCATTATCACACACACAACTTCATCTCCGACTTCAAGTGGTGCATTTTTTAAATATTTAATTCTACTTGCCATACAAATATAAATATAGCGAAATATTTATTTGTTATGAAGATAATAATATCAGAGTCTCAATATAAAAAAATTTTACTTGAGGAAAGACAAATAAACATAGTGGATAAATTGAAAGAGTTAGAATCTTTTTTCAAAAAAGTCGTTAAAGAAACAAAAAACCAAATCGGTCTTGACTTAAATTTTTTAACAACTTGGGGTGCAACAATTGCTGGTTTTGTTATGCCAGTATCAGATTTTATTGAAGGTAAATTTCCTGAAATATCATCAACTGAATTAGCATTAATTTCAACTGGAATAATATTAACGTACTATCATTCAAATAAAGAAATGTTAGGAAAAGTATTAGAAAAAATAAAAGAAAAAGAATTGGTTTTTGAATTTGATAGTGCTTTGGATGTTGCAGGTAAATTAAAAAGTGTTTTTTTATCTTTTATTGAAAGTTTGGCAGTACCTACGGCTAAAATATCAAATATGCTTGCATATACTTTTTTAATACCAATATTACCAGAGTTATATGAAGTTGCACAAACTGGAAGTTCTGTTGATACAAAAGAAATTGTTGGTCGAAGTCTTGCTTTTTTAGTTGTTAGTTTTGGTGGTAATTTTGCAAAAAGATTAATGTTAGAAATTGTAAAAAGATTTAAATCTTAAAGTCTTCACCAACATCATAGAAAATTCCAAATGTAAGATATTCAAATTCACTTCTCCAAATTTTACAATCATAAAATAGTACACCTCTAAGAGAATCTCCACTACTTTTTAATTCTAATGTTGGTGAAATATAAAAATTGGCAGCACTTTCTATTTTATATTTTAAGTTTATAATTGTTTCACTAATTAACTCCGGTTGATGATCACATTCATCACATTCAACATTACTCAATCTAAGACTAAATACAATTTCAGAAACAGTATTATCAGCAAAAGTATCAAATTCGTCAACTTCCATTTTAATATTGTTAAGACCATATTCCGATATTAAACCAGACCTTGATAAAATAACATTTTTTATTTTTTCAACTTTAGCTGTATATTCTTGTGGTACCTTCATAACAATTACTTATAATTTAATATTTTACTTATAACATCTGTTGCTTGTTCATCGGTTAACCTATGAACATCTTTATGTGTTTTAAACCATCTTTTAACAACAACATCCATTGGTGTTTTTGTTATTTTTGATAATCTTTTAAAACCAAAAACTTGAGCGTCAAGTTCGTGTGGTTGTGTATAATATTCATAAGGATCTTCAACATCATCCCCACCTAAATCAAACGTTCCCTTAACTTTTTGTTCAATATGTCTAATTTCGTGTGCAATAACTTCATTTAGTTCACCAACCAAATCATAAGTTATTCTTGTCTTATTATTTGGGTTATATTCAATTGTAACTTCAATTATATCATCATTATGGTAGTAATCGGCATTAACCTTGAAACTTTCTAGGTCTTCATTTTGTTGTAAAATAACTTCAATAAGAAAAACTTCTCCTAAATTTGGAAATTCATAGTAATCATTTTCTTCATCATAATAATTTGGTAAATGAAATTCACCTTCATCTTCTTCTTTAAATAATTTTATAATATCTTTGACAACAACTCGAATAACATCCCTTCTTCTACCATCTTCCAAAATTAAATTTCTGAACTTCATAATAATAAATACTTTATTTGACTATAAATTAAAATATATCTATTTTTTTAAAAAATAAAATAAAGAAATGGAGTTATTAAATTCACACCCAATAAAAAAATCTGACTTAGGTTTCCACGGAAATTTGTTTGGTGGTAAACTTCTTGCTTGGATTGATGCTTCGGCTGCAGGATATGCAATGCAATTATGTGACACACCAAGAATTGTTACGGTGTCAATAGATAAATGTAATTTTGAAAAACCAGCAAAAGAAGGTCAGTTAATAAAAATTTATGGTAAACCAGCAAAACTTGGTAATAGTTCTTTAACATTATATATGGAAGCAAGAGCACACAATGTTTATACTGGTAATCAAGCTGTTGTTCTTAAAACAAATATTAGATTTGTTAGAATCGATGAAGAAGGAAACCCAATTCCAATTGGTGAAAAGGGTAAAAATAGAATTACAAATTTAATTGAAGAAAATAATGAAAATGAAAAAAGTATTTGATTTTGATAATATGACTCTGCTACCAAATTTTAGTAGTATTGAAAGTAGAAGTGATTGTGATACAACTTGTATGTTTGGTGGTCATAGATTTAAACTTCCGATTGTACCTGCTAATATGGAAAGTATAATTGATATTAATTTAGCTAAAGAACTATCAAAAAAAGGTTATTTCTATATATTACATAGATTTAATATTGATGAATTTTCTTTTGTTAAAGAAATGAAAGACCATAATTTAATTGCATCAATTTCTGTTGGTGTAAATGAAGATTCTTATTACTTAATTGACAAACTTGTATCAAAAAATTTAATACCGCATTTTATTACAGTTGATATTGCACACGGTTATTCAATTAAAATGAAAAAAATGGTTAAATACATTAAAAATAAAATGTCGAATGTATTTTTAATTGGTGGTAATGTTTGTACACCAGAAGCTGTAACGGATTTGGAGTCTTGGGGTTGTGACGCGGTAAAATGCGGTATTGGTGGAGGATCAGCTTGTACAACGTACCATTCAACCGGATTTGGTAACCGTGGTTGGCAAGCATCTATGATTAAAAAATGTGTTAAAGTTGCAAAAAAACCAATTGTTGCTGACGGTTCAATAAAAGAACATTGTGATATTGTAAAAAGTCTTGTATTGGGAGCATCAATGGTTATGATTGGTGGTATGTTGGCCGGATTTAACGAATCTCCAGGTGAAAAAATTAAAAATGAATTAGATGGTCATTGGTACAAAGAATTTTGGGGTAGTGCATCATCTTCACAATCTGGAAAAACAAATAGAATAGAAGGGATTAGAAAACTTGTACCATATAAAGAAGTTTCTATTTTTGATAAGTTAAAGGATATTGAAGAATCATTACAAAGTGCGATTTCTTATGCTGGCGGGAATCCAAATACAATAGGCTGTTTAAATACTGTGAAATATGTTGTTAAGTGATGTTATCAATGTTTGATGAATTTTTAACTAAATAGTTTTCATCACCTAAGCTAAAAATTTTATACTTAGATATATCGATATTTAAATTGGTTAATTTATCCAAAAAACTTGTTGGTAAATTTATACAACCACTAGATAAATCTAAATTTGTTTCTTTAGTTAGTTTTGTACCATTTACACATTTAAACGCTTCATTTCTTTCTGTGGTATTTTTAACACCGTGTATTGCTGTTACCAATTCTTTACCAGACTCATCAAAAAAAGACCAAAGATTATTTTTTGGGGTTTCTTTTGTTCCGGCACCTGTATATTGTGTATAAGTTTGTCCTGGTCCAGCATTAAACACACCAGTTGGTGCAAATCTACCGCCAATTCTAGATATTGGGTCAAAACCAGAATTGTTTCTTTCATCATCATCCATTAAAGACCAAGCTTTAAATTCATCAGTTGGTTTATCTTTTCCCATAATTGCTAAAGTCCCAGTTAAATATGTCCCACCATTAGTAAAAAAATAAACTGTATTTTTAACCTGATCTATTATTAACCAAGGTTTATTTTGATAATTTGTTCTTATAGTGTTTAAAGCTACTTGACAGGCAGACTCAAATTCAATATTTTCATTTTGATTTTTATTTTTTACATTCTGTATTATTTCTTTTGCTTTAGTTGTTAAAATATCAGAAATTTTATTAAAGTCATTACCATATTTAGTCATAATTTCATTATAATCACTTAACGTGTTTTTATACACATCACTAAAAGTACAACCAGTTACATTACCCCTTTGTTCAACTAACAAACCATATAAATTTTTTATATGTTTTTTTTCACTTTCAGTTATTATAAATCTTTTTCTATACATTACAATTCTTTTATTTTTACAATTAAATCACCTTGACCTTTTATCACTCTATGATAAACACCTTTTGGAATAAATATTGTTTGTCCTTCCTTTAATGGTTTTGGGATATCATTATCCATCTGTAACATCCAGTTATTTGATTTAACAACTTTAACTTTTCTATCTTGTTTATCAAAGTGCCATTTTAATTCCCCATTACTTACATTTTCTTTGAAAAGTCTTGTTTTAATTCCATTTTCTTTAACTTCTTTGAAAGGTAAGTCGTCATTCTTTTTAATTTCTTTTGGACTTAATGGTGGGTCTAATAAAAACTTTTCATTTAGATATTTCCTTAATTCATTTTCAACAAAGTATTCTGGAACTTCTTCATCGTCTGGTTTTTCACTAGCAATTTCAGCAATATGTCTGGCAAACTTAACTTTTAATTTATCGTCAAGCATTGTCATTAATCCATCTGAAATAAAAAATATTTTTGATAACGGGTCACCTATTCCCAATTCCCCTTCAACCAAGTCAAACAATTTCATTATAGTTTTACCCCACCAAGTTTTATATCCAGTTGTTTCTTCAATCCCAGGTCTGAATATTTTATTAAAAGCTCTTAGTATTGATCCAGTAAAACCAGCAATTGCTAATTGTGGAAAAAACCAAGGAAGTAATCTCAGTGTTGCTTTAAAGCCACCTTCACCAATATGTTGATATAGTCTTTTTGCTTTTGCGTTTGTTACAATTTCTTTTAATTGTCCAAATGTAATTTTTCCTTGTGCTTCACAGAATTTTTTTGCATCACAAATGTTTTTAACTGCCCTTTCAGAAGGCTCAACTTCTTCATTTAAACTATCTTCACTAACATAATCTAAAGGAAATAATGGTCTGTTATTGAAATGTATTCTAATACGAAAATATTCTGGTATATAACCCATATAGTCGGCATTTTGTAATTGTAGGAAAGATTTACCTTCAAGAAGTATTAAATCTTCAACAACATTAAATCTACTAAATCTACTAGGTTCAGAATCAATAAAAAAATCAACTTTTGTCTGTGAATCTAATAATTCTTCTTTTGGTATTTCTTCATAAACAGAACTTTTTGGTCTTACACCAATACCATATAATTTAAGCTTTACCTTCGTGTGATATTTGTTTTCAATAGCCGCTTCACATACTTCTTTTAAGAAATGATTGAATATTTTTACATATCTTGGGTTAATAAATCTTTCGTATGGTCCCATAAAATATTACCAATTTCTGGATGATTTAAGACCTAATTTTTTGGCATATCTACCAACATTACAAGACCAATACCCAGCTGTGGTTCTATCTTTTTTCTGGTCACAATTGTGTCTTGCTCTAAATGATTTTGCTCTTCCTTTATTTGCGTTTTTAATTCTTAAATTCGGATCTCCAAATGTTACTTTTTTCACACCGCCACCTGGAGTTTTAACATATACCGCAAATTTCTTTGGCCCACCTGGTGTTCTAAAAGGACTTCCAAGCTTTACTTTTTTACCTCTATGTTCGGCCTCATTAATTGATTCCTTTACTTCAAATGGAACATCTAACCAAACTTTTTTTCCATTATCTAATGTAACACTTTCACCTAAGTTACTTTCAACTAACCACAAATCTTCTTCGTTAATATCCATTAAACCATTATTATAAAGTTTTCTCACTTCATTAATTAATTCAAAATATGCGGGTGAAAAAATCCTAAAAACAGTTTCAGATAATGGTATTTGATTATCCAAGTGGTATTTCAGATTTTCTGAAATTCTTACCGATTCTGTAAGAATCATTGGGTGGTTTATTTCTTCATTTATAACTCTTTTTATTATATTGTCTAACATAATCAACTATTTAGATATTTATTAATATAAATACATTAAAATTGATTAAATAAAACATATTTATTTTAAAATCATCATATGAAAAAAATAAAATTAACAGAAAGTGAGCTTGTTGCTTTAATTGAAAAGGTAATTAAAGAAAATGGCGATGTTCCGATGGGTGGTGAACAAAGAGAAAATAAAAAGAAAGAACCACCTAAACCTAGATGTGTTCCAGAAAATATGATTCTTCTTGACGAAATTGTTGGTCAAGCCGATGAATACGTTAAATATGCCCCTGGTGTTAATAAAAGAAGAATGGGTGTGAATTCAATGGTCGATACTCTAGGAATCTTAAATAACATAAGACTATTTAAAGACGTTAAAGATGGTGGTGCTCATTTAGCTTATGATATGATGAATAATCTAAATCGTTTTAGAAATAAAAACTATCACGATGAAACAACTGGTGAGTGTCATAAGGCTATGGATAAAATCATTGAACTATATAAAGAAAATGAACACGGTACAGAACTTGTTAAGGATATTGAACGTATTTTAAACCTACAAACAAAAGATGATGAATACACACCATCACCAAGAGCTAAAGAGTATCTTAAACAGTGTGTTAATCTTGTAAAAGGACAATAAAAACTTTGCTTAGGACCATTACTGGTTATGGTAATGTTAAAGGGACAATTCGCTACTGTCCCTTTTTTTATTATATGATATTTATATAAAAAGAACTATGATGAAACATTATTGGAAACCCACACCAAAAAAGTGGAGAAAATTAGGGGACGGATTACTGGCTGCCGCTGCAATTGTTGCGGTTGGTGGTGTTTGGCAGTATGACACGTTAAAAGAAATTTTTACAACACAAGAAATCAAAATTATGATTGTATCATCGATTGTATTCGGTGTTGTTGGTAAGTTTCTTACAAATTTCTTTAAAGAAGACGATAAAGAGTCCCAAGAATAACATTTTATCAGTTTTTAACTCCCCTCCAAAAGAGGGGTTTCTTTTTTTAAAGAAAAATTACTATATTTGTACTTTATGAGTGATAAGAAAGTTAAAAAACAAATAGAACGTAAGGTATTTGAACGTGTTATTACCCACGAAGATTGTACTTTAATCTGGAAATATGACAATTATAAGTCAAATTCTGGTCCATATGAAGTGGAAATCAAATACAATAAGAAAAAGGGATAAATAAATTATTTATATATATGAAGATTTTACCTGTTTTAAGTGAAATAATTAGTAAAAAAACCCTAATTTCTACCCTAAAATCAATGGATTTCAACCAAAAAGAGGCCGAAAATGAGGTAAAATACTACCTAAAATGGGCTTAAAACCTACCAAAAACACAAAAAGGATACCGAATTTTAGTCGTAGATGACAAAAAAGACATTAATTTAGACGAAATTGGGTCACATTTAAGCAAAAATAGGACAGAATTACTGTCAAATCACTCATTTTGTACTAGATGTGGGGAAAAATACTACCTAATTACAACAAAAATACCCAAAAAAGAAGTAGATATTGAAGAAACTATCGAAAATAACATACTTTACCCTAATGAAATGGAAATTACGGTTAAAAATAAGGGAAAAAACGTCAAAATACTGAAAATTCAAGAAATAAACATTAAAAATGACGAGTTTTAAGGTTGAAAACTTAAAATTTAGCAAAAAAAACAGTCTATAACCTTATTTTTACCTAATTAACGTCAAATGACCGTGATTTTGTATTTTTTTGTCGTTTCCAAAGATATTAAACACTAATTTCCATATATAAACACCATCTGTGCACATTTTATTGTTGAATGTACCGTTCCAACGACCATTTGGGTCATTAGATTTCCACACAATGTTACCCCAACGATTAAAAATGGTAAATTCAAACCCATTTATATCAAATCCACTAATCATAACTGGACCATATAATTGATTATTTTCATTTCCATCTGGAGTAAAACAGTTAGGTACCCAATAAACTACTCTTGGACAGTCTGTTACTTCAACTTGTATTGATTCTTCAACATAACAAATAACATTTTCACGCCTCAATACTATATTATATGTTCCAGTTTGTGTAAATGTGTATGTTAAGTCTTCACTATTATACACAATTCCATTAACTGTCCACGTATTTGTACCGAAACCACCATAATTTGACGTATAAGTGACTGTTTTACTTTCACCATCACACAATTCAAACATATGTTGACAATATGTGGTCAAAGAAAGACATAAAAAAGATACAAATAACAATAATCTCATTAATTATGTTGTATAGGCGATAATGTTGGTGTTCCATATACTGGTACAACAACTGATGTTGAGAATGTACAACCACCAGAACTTACAGTATATGTCACTGTTGAGGTTGCATTTGTTCCATTTGTTACGTTATCTGGGCAAAATTGGTTACCAACTACCCCAGTACCAGACCAAGTACTTCCTACCGGTGTTCCAACTAAAGTTACACAAGGATCTGATTCACAAAATGGCCCTAAAGCAGTAATTGTTGGTATAACTTGGTATATTAATACATTTAAATTAACCGGTGTTGCAGGACAGTTAGCTGGTGGAGGTGAAGAATAAGTTACAGATACACCATTTGTGATTAGTCCAGGGGCTGCTGCCGACCAGTTAACAGAAATTGAGTTAGTACCTTGACCTGCTGTGATAACACCAGGTGCTGTAACAGTCCAAGTATATGTTCCTAATCCAACAGATGGTACAGTATAAGTAGAAAGAGTTGTTGATTGATAACAAACCGTATCTGGGTTTGTTGTTGATAGTTGTGACAATGAAATCCCCGAAATCATCATCATTAAAATAAATAAAAGTTTTTTCATGATAGATTAATTATGGTTTATTGGTCCCAATACTATTGGAACTGTGTTTATTGTTCCGTTAAAGACATTAAATGGTGTTGCCAAATCACAAGAAGAACTAATATAGCTTCCCCATAGACCATCAGACCCTGGTGTGACTTGAATTAATAAATTTTGGGGTGTACATACATTTGCAACAGTCAAAGTGACACAGAATGTCCATACACAACTTCCTGCGTCACCAAAATCATTACCTGGGTTTCCATCTATTGTTAAATCGAAGAAATAACCAGGACCCACGGTTTGTATTGGTGTTGTTGTTGATGTTACAGAAGTCATCCAAGTCCATTGTCCGCCGGTTGCGTTACCACCACAGTTTAAAGGTGCTGATTGTGGTACAACAGATGACCAACCAGAACCTAAAGTTAAATCAAAACCTTCAATCCAGTTAATACCAGCCTGAGTATATCCGTTCATTGTATAACACATTGTAATAACTTGTCCTGGTAAATAAGTACCACCCACTGCTGGGGGTGTTAAAGTAAAAGATTGTGTACCATTACATTGTGTAAACCCAATTAAACTTATAAAAATTAAAAATGTTGATAACAATATTTTCATATACAATAAATACGTTAGAAATTAATTGAGGTTTTGTTTTTTACTTGTCAAATAAACATTCATAGGTTATTATTTATTAAATGAAGTATAAAAAATATCTACAGAAAATTATAGACAAACAATTTAAAAGAGATTTGGAAGAATTTTTTGGACAAAATAGTTATATTACAATAAGTAATTTAACGTATGTAAGAAGTAAGGATTCTTACTTGATAAGCGTAAACTTATATTTAGATGAACCAGAAAAGGTTGATTTACTATTTCCATCAGCTCTTGAATTATTAATACAAAGAGCTTGGAATGTTGTTGGCGATAAAAAACAAATTATACTTCAATCTTCGTTTGATTTAATTCCGTAATTGAACCATTTTCTATTAATTCTTTTATTGTTTTATTAGAAGGCGCTTTAATGTAATAGTCATCACCTTCGTGTCTAAAAAAACACCAACCAACAAGTAAAGAATTTAATTTTTTATAGGTTTCTTTATCTTTTACTTTATATACTTTTAATCCCACCACCATTTCATTCTTTCTTTTAAGATTTTAAACAATAAGTTATGTGCTTTTTCTTGATTATGTTTTGAAACATAAAAACATAAATCTTTTTTATCTAAATTGGGTCTTTCTTTTAATACTTTACGAACGCTTGATTGATATTTTTTTAAAAAATCATCATATCTTTCAGATAAAACGTCAACTTCCAAAAAACGGAAGTTTTCATTATCTTCAACAGGTTCAAATCTAAATTTAGATTCTTCGTAATTTAGATATTCAGTATTATAGAATTCGTCTTTAACTCTTTCAATGAGGTTTAAAACAATTGTCATATCACGATTATCTCTATCAACATTAATGTGACGATTTGCATAGATTATTTCTTTTCTCTGAAATTCTATTTTCTTTTGTAAGATTGTTAAAATATACCAATCGTCCCAATCTTTATCTTTATATAAAGTTGGCATCCATCTAAAGATATTTTTTATTCCGCCAATAAAATATCGTATTCTCCAATGTGTTTTTCGCCACAAGAATGGTAAAACCCCTTTTCTATTCCAAGCAGAATCTTTAGGTATTGTTAGTTTTTTGTAGTTTTTCATTTTCTTCTTCTTTGTATTGCAAATATAAAGAAAAAATAACTAATAAATTAACAAAAATACATAAAAAAGTTTCAAACAACCAATGCCAATCTGTTTGAGTCATAGATACGTGCGTTCCAAACCACATAAATGAACCATACTTGTTCATTAATTGTATAATTAAGTATTTGGAAAACTTTAACATTATGTTACTGTTTTAGTTGTGGATGTTGGTATTGGTGAAGGACTTAATTTGTTACCGTCTAAAACTTTAGCAACAAGTTCACCAGTACCCCAAGTCTTCAAAGCACTTTTACATTGTCTTGCAATTTTTTTAGCACCAATGTCATTTTTAAGACCATCTGTAATACAAGTATAATAACTTAATTTTAAAGTTTCTATTGTTGCATCAATACCTTCTTGTTGACTACTATAGTTTCTAACACCACCATTACATTTACCATCTTTTCTACTAAGACAATTATAAAATGTTGATTTTTCTTTTTTCTTCGTTGTGTTAAATGGGTTAAATGCTGCTTTTGCTCCTTCACCTTGTCTCCAAGCATACATAAATTTCATATTTTCTTTTGTTATTGGAGCACCAACACCAGTTAGTATTGCTTCATACACTTCATCATCAGATAAAGATGGTTTAGAAATTTGTGTATCATCTTTTTCCGAACCTAATGTTAAATCAGTTAAATTTAACCCAGAAGTTAAAAAAGATACTAACTTATTAACAAGTGATGTTGAATCCGATTCTTTTATAATTTTTTTCATATCTATAATTATTTAGTATAATACAAATGCCAAGGTTCCACAACCCTTAATGTACCAGGTGTTTTATATGTAACTCTAAAACCATAATTACTAGCATTATCTGCAACCCAATTTTTTACTTTTGGTCTTGCATCCCACCAAGATTCTTCAGTACTAAAAATATCAAAGGCTTTACCTGTGTGATGTTCACTGAATCCTGGGATTGTATTAGAAGCTTGTACATTATCAATTGATCGACCATCTTCTTTTACTTTTCTACCAAAATTTTTAACTTGGTCGTTATAACTTCGATACCCAGAAGCTATACCACCTTGGTACCCAAATTTAGAATTACAATCTTTTATTAATTTATTTATATTTGTTAGTGCTTGTTGGTTTACACTTCCAGCGTCTTCTTTCCAAGAACCTTCTTGTTCTAATTCTTTGTCTATATGTTTTTGTGTAATTTCAACACCCCAATCTGTTTTAAGTTTATCGATTGCCGACTGTATTTTAGATGGTAGTTTTGAATTTTCTTCTGGTTTTTCTTCTTTTTTATTTTTATTGTCTATTGGTAAAATATCCAGATTTATACCGAAAGTTAAATAAGAAACAATTTTATCAGTTAAGGATTTCAAAGTTGGTTTTTTAAAAATTTATAAGTATATTATTATAAATACTTTTTATTATGAAAAAATTTTTTTTAGATTTTTTACTTTTCAAGAAAAAAGGTCTATTGTATAAAACAATTTCTTTTTCAATTTGGTGTCAAATATTGAATATTATTTGTAATATTATTTTAACCATAATGTTTTACATTTAAATTAAAATAAACTATCCTTAATAAAAAAAATATTATGAGCAAAGTAAGTCTAAACAGTACTGTGACTGTAAATTACACAGGTAGATTGGAAGATGGTTCTGTATTTGATTCTTCATTAAATGAAGGTCGTGAACCACTTAAAGCAACGTTAGGTCAAGGACAATTAATTCCTGGTTTTGAATCTGGGTTAATTGATATGACTGTTGGTGATAAAAAAACGGTAGAAATACCACATACAGAAGCGTATGGTGATTATAATAATGAATTGATTACTGAAATACCTAAAGATCGTGTACCACAAGATGTACAAGAAGGTGCTATGTTACAAACATTTGGTCCTAACGGTCCAGTAATTGTGAAAGTTGTTAAAGTAAAAGAAAATGTTGTTGTTTTGGATGCAAATCATCCTTTAGCAGGACAAAAACTTTTTTTTGATTTAGAACTTTTGGGAGTTGAGTAAAAAAAAAGGGACTTAAGTCCCTTTTTTTTATTGTAATCCTAAATTTTCATAGGTTTGATTTTCTATTTCCATTGCACCCAATCCAGAACCACCTGTTTTCGTTTTATAAGACTTAACGATTGTTTCTGGTTCTACACCTTTAGTAGAACAAAGCCCATAAAGAGCTGGTTGTTTTCCATTTTCATTCAAAATATCACAACAAGAACTTAAAAATTTTACGTAACTATTGTATTGTGGTGATGTTTCTTTAACAATAACTTGTAATGCTTCATCCTTCTGGTTCCAATCGTTTACCCAATTTTTAAAGTAGGCTAAACAACTTTGTTTATTTTTTTTATTTTCACTTTTAAATTGTTTTTTTGCAGATTTTATTTTTCTTTTTAACTCTCTTCTACTTTGATTAATTTCTTTACCTGTCATCATTCCTTGGGGTTCAGAACCTTTAGGTGTTGAACTTAATGTATTTAAGTCTATTTTAGGTTCTATTAGAGTTGGTTTTAGTGTGGGCATTTTATCAAGGGCCACTTCGTCTGGACTTAATTGACCGTACCATCTATTTGTAGCTGTTTTACCAGTAGAATTTTTTGCTGTACCATCTGCAAATAAATATAATGGATTATTATTAGCGTCTATTGTTTTATATGCAAAATTACCCTTCCCGTCGTAATCAATAACAGTTCCAACTGGTGGAAAATTTTTCATTTTTGTTTTTCTTTTTTCAAAAAAACTTTTAGCCTCTTCTTCAGTTGCTTCCATAATCAAACCTTTCCATTCGTATTTTCTACGATTTTCGTGAAGATTTAAAATTCGTCTTTTTTCAGACTCACTTAATAAATTTTTCAAATAATAACTCATAACTATAAATTTTTAATCAGCTTTAGGTTTTTGTTCAAATGTTGGTGTTATATATTCTTCTGAATATTGTTTATCCCCTGGTAATAAACCAGGTATTTTACCTATCGGCATTCCTGGAAATTCTTTTAATATATCTTCAATAGTTTTATCACCCGGTAACTGGATTGGAATACCAGGTATTTTAATAATTTCTGGTAATTTTTCAATAGGTATTTGTTTTAAAATATCTGGTAATTTATCGATAGGTATTTGTTTTATGATATCTGGATTTTTAGTAATAATATCAATTATTAATTGAGGGTTTTTACTTATAATATCAATTATTAATTGAGGATTGTTTGTAATAATGTCAATAATAATCTGTGGATTCTTATTAATAATGTCAATAATAATCTGTGGATTTTTAGTAACATAGTCAATTACTATTCTTAAAAGTGTTTCAGGAATTTGTAATTTAGCAAAAATACAAAGAATTACTTCTAACATTTTTTGTGGCATTTCTTCAAATCTTTTAATTAAAGCATTAATACAACCACCACCTACTACATTTCCTGTTGTAGACATTACAGTTCCTTTACATTCAAATGGCATATCAAGTTGTACTTTACCAAAACATGCTTGTATTTCTTTTATATCTGGAAGTTTAACATCACCACCAGGTATTTGACCACCTGGTAATGGAAAATCACTTTTAGAACCATCTGGTTTCCAAGTTCCGTCACAAAAAGCGTTTCTTAAATTTATATTGGTTGTTGCGTCACCTTTGATACAAGGAGTGGTTCCGTTACAATTTGCCGCAATCCATTTAGCTTGAACATCTTTAAAGTTCATACCCATATCGGTAATAGCGTTGTAAGGAGTTTTACTTTTACAATTAGTGTCTTTACCACCACCTTGTTGATTACCTTGTTGGTTATTTCCAGAACAAGGGATATCTTCTTTATTTTGACCATCATATTTTCGACTTATAACTTTTTTACAGTTACAACTATATGATTGAATTATTACTTCACCATCTCCATTGGGTACTTTAACAACCATTTTAGATGGTGTATGTAACCAATAATAGGTGTAATTTGTACTTGGGTCATTTACAACAACCGCTTCAAACATTGTAGATCCTTTATATCCTATTTTTTCATATAAAAAATTTAAAGCCTTTTGTGGTAATTGTATGTTATTTACTTTTCCACCGTTAGCATTTCTAACACATATTGGGAAATCATAAAGACCTTCTTTCAATAATCGTGTTGTTGGATTTTTTTTAACTCTATTGTGTAGACCCAAAATTCTTTGTTTTTCAGATTCTTCGATTAATCTTCTATAATAACTCATAATTTTAATTTATTTATAAATATGTTATAAAACCAAAAAAATTAGTTTAAATCGGTTTTTGGGCTTCCTTTATCAATTCTTATTTGAAATTTAATGTCTGTGACTTTTAATTCGGCTGCATAATCTGTCATAGCTCTATAAACATTCATTGTTAAGCCAAAAAGTTTATCAATGATTGTTTCTTTTGTTATTAATTCTTTACCCATATTAAGCATTATTCTAATTTTTTCTTGATAAGATTCTAGTTTTCTGTGTAAAATTTTACCTAGTCTAATTAATTCTTTTTCTGTAAAATCTTTGAAAACAATATCCATTGCCGAATTAATTTCTGAAATTAAATCAATTGCTTCATATAAATTTTCTTTTAAATCAACATATTCAATATTTTCAGATTTTAACATATATCCGATACTTCTAAGAACTTGTGATAAATCTGTAAAAGTATCAATCAATACTTTCATAGAAGTACCGCCGTGATGAGCCATAACATTATAGTCGTCATAACCGGCAGCTTCTTCTGTAATTCTTTTTATTAATCTTTGGTATTGGTCTTCCGTTACTAATATTTTTGTCATAATTAATTTTTCAGTTCTTGTTGATATTTTCTAAGGATTTCAGAATTTTTTTCAATTCTTTTAAGTGTTTTTGAAAGATTTTTTCTGTTCCTTGGCTTTGTTTCTTCTTTTTTCATATAGATAAATATTATTAAGATTCCAATTCTTCAAAGGTTTGTTTACAAAAATTAATTAAATACTGTATATAATCATTTTCCATCCAATCTACTATTGCCTGAAAACTTTCAAATTTGGTCGGTAATTTTATTTGTTTATAGTACTGACCAGTTATTTCTTCATCGATTATTTCACCGTCATCATCTGTAAAATTGTAATATTCAGTATCAATTGGTAAAAAACATTTACCATCCCAATAAGGTGTTGCATAACCATCAAGACTATTTGTTGTTTCATTATCTGTTACTTTGAAATATACTGAACCTACAAAATCGTCCATATCTAAACTAATAAAATATTCTCCTGTAATGTACCGTTTTTTGACATCACTTTCATAAATTAATTTAGAACAAATTTCATTTAAATCATCACAACTAAATTCTGGTAATTTTGAATTTCTATAAATTTTATCAAGTTGAGGTATTGATAATCTGTATCTATCGATTGTATTAATAAAACCAATTTCATCAAATGATTGTGAAAGTTGACTTTTCAGTCTGGATCCTTGTTTTTCTGTTATTAGATATTTCATTTAATCTTCATCTTCTTCTTCACTACAATCAACATCATCGTAGTATTTTTTTATAGTTTTTAAAAATATTTTTTGAACTATGTCTCTTATAATTTCATTTTCTGTATCACCATCGGTTGCTGGATTATGTTTTGTATATACATAAAATATGTTATCAGAAAGACCTTCAAGAACAACTTCTGTATATTTACCTTTTCCAAAATATTCACCAAATCTATTTCTATAATAACAAGGTTGCTGATCTTCCATTTCACCATCAAGCAGTAGTTTCAAATATTCTGGAGAAATTCTCCTTAGTAAAAATACTAAACCTTTATCCATATTTTAATAAATACTAATATTAATAAAAAAACCTCATCGTAAAGATGAGGTTAAATTTTATATTTTTTTATATTAAATAAATTTATTTTCCCTTATCCATATAACAGCAATAAATTTTTTTCCTTCAATAACCGGTAATCCTGCGTGTAAACTATCATAATCTAAAGACCCATCTTCATTTAAATTATCCCAAACAATAAGTTTACCAATTTTTGGTTTTATTTTTATTCCTAAATTTATAAATTCAGTTTCACCACCTTCAAATGAATCGTTTAAATAAAGAAGACAAGTTTTTGTTCTTTGTCCTCCAGCAGATATGGTATTTTCAAAATATTCTTCAGTTGGATGGAAAAAATCGTGATGTTCTTTATATTCACCACCAACATCATATGAAACAATATGTAATGATTCCATATTTTCAATTGGTAAATTAACCAATTCAGAAATTTTCTGTCTATAATTTTTTACAATATCGTAATCATCATCGTATAACCAACAACTATTTGCTGTTCTATATCCATCTATCTTTTCACCTAAAACTTCTGCTTCAGATAAATTTTTGTAGGATATTTTAATAAGTCGGTCACAAATAATATCTGAAATAAAATTATCATATTCTTTAACCATAATTAAAATTATAAAAAAATATAAATTTATAAAGATTTTTGTTTAAAATTTTATTTTAGTTAAATCAACTACTGGTAAGTAATCATCAACTTTTAATTCAATCGGTTCTTTTTCACCTTGCCATCTTTTATAAAAACTTACATCTCTAGTGCTAAATTCGTCAGTTTCAAAATCTTCATCTGAAAATCCTTCAAACTTATAGTTTATCATATTTTCTGGTAAATGTATGTAAATATCATCCATAAACTTTTCTAACTTTCTATTAAATTCGTAACCAAAATCGTTTTTAAACTTATCGTCCACATAACTTTGTAGATACAATCTACTAATTTCAAGGTTTGGTAATAGAAAATCAAATTCTTTATAATCATTTGGTGGTGTTACATTATAAAAATCATAAAATTTATTTAAATCAATCTTGAAACTAACATTACCAAACAATCCATCTTTTATTCTGATATTAATATTAATAATAAATGGGTATTCATCTTTAAGATGTCTTAATAAGATTTTTTTTCCAGCATCAATGCGTTTGTTTTCAGATTCAGAAATTAACGGATTTTTTTTTTCACTTATTGATTCTTTAATATCAATAACACCAATTATTTCTTTTTTTTTCGGAAGAGATTTTTTGTAGTCTTGCCATTCTTGTTCATCCTTAAACTCTAACATATGAGATTGGTAAACTGGGTCTTCACCTTTACCTGGTGAATACTTGATTGCAACACCTTTTTTAATTGGTCGTTCTTCAGTTATTACCCTTGTTAATTGTTCTTCTGTTAGAATATAGTTTTTCATATATAATAAATAGTGTTTAAACAAAAAAAGGGAATCTATAGATTCCTTTTTTAAATTTTAAACTAAACCGCTTTATTATTACTTTGACACTTTAAGTCTAAAAGTTTTTTATCGCCATCTGTCAAAACTGGTGATTCTGTACCACCACCTTCGCTTTGAACTTTTTTGGTACTACAACTGTAATAAAATTTTTTTGTTGATGTTGGAGATGTTTTAAATACGATATCATCTTCATCTTCATTTGTGATATGTATTGAAGTATCTTCTTTTATCAATGTTTTATATTGTAACATTCTATTTTCAAGTAACATATTTACTTTTTGCATATGATTAATTTTTGTAAAACTTCTATTCATAATATTAATTTTATTAATAAATATATATTAAAGTTAAAAACTTATATGTTTTTTCCACTAATTGGATATTCTTTTCTTAAATTGTTATAATATAAATCCATTAATGAATTAAAAATTTCAATAACATAATCAGTGATGTCATCCATTTCTTCTTTTGTTAATTCTGTTTCTGGATCAATTCTATGTACCGTATATAAAAGAGCATCAGCTGCCGATGAAGCCAATTCTCTTTTAAATTGTTCTCTATTTGTTGTATTCCAATATGCGTGAATAGCACCTTTTCTCATAATTTTTTCAAATTTATGAGAATTAAATCTTCTTAAAAAAACTGGGGGTACCTTATTCATAATTAATAATCAAATTCATCATCAATATAATCTGAATCCTCATAATCTATATCACTATCCCATTCCCAAGGTTCAATTTCATCATTATCTTTTAGATGATATAAATAACTTTGATCTATGTACTCATCAACATATGTTGGTAAATCTTCACTATATGTTGTATATGTAATTTGTCTTTCCTTTACAATAAAATTAATGGTTCTTTCATTTAGTGTTGGTCTATTAATAGTTTCGCCATCAAAATTTTCATTGTTTACATATAAATAAAAAAGATATTCTTTATCAAGTCTCGATAAGGAACCACCAATTGGTGCTGCAAGTTGTTTTTCGACTGGGCCATATATTCCATCAAAGAAATACTCAATTTGTGTGTCAAGTTCACTAATGATTGGTAATGCGTAACGCATATACTTAATCATTTGTTTATCAGAAAAATTTTCAAAGGGTGATTGTTCCATAATTGTTTATTTATAAATATTGTTATTATTGTTGTTTCTTTCTTTCCCAAGCTTGATGAAGTCTAATTTCATATCTTTTTTTAAGATATGGCATTAATTCCCAATACATTGATGCAACTTTACCAAGACTTTCATCATCATATATCAAACCATATTCCGGGTCTTCAACCGTATCAATCTCTTCATCTTTTCTATCAACCAAAAAATTATGAAGCAAATCACCAAGAACATAATCACAAAAATTATCAAATTTATCTGTCGGTGGTGTTGCGATAATAAAATTGGTTAATTCTTCATCAATCCATTTTAAATCAGCAATTGTAACCCTCCTTTTTAAAAATGGTGGAAGGCTGGCAAATAGTCCTTTGAGATGTTCCGATTCTTTTATTAACTTTTTCATTTCTTAAATATGTCTTTCCAAATATCGTGTAATTTATCGGTATATAAAGATTTAATGTTTGCAAATAACGGCCAATATAAGTCAAATATTTTTTCTTTACTATCTTCAATCCATACTTCACCCCATTCTTCGTCATATTCGGTATCAATTTCATCACTTTTATATTCCGCAACAAATTCGTGTAATGTCTGATAAATAATATCATCAACAAAAAAATCAAAATGGTCAGCATAATAAGGGTATGAGCAGTGTTTAATATTTTTTAATACCAATCTTTCAATAGTATTCAAATCTTCATCTGTCAATCGTCTTTTTAAAGCTGGAGACAAATCAACAAGTAGTCTTTCGTATTGAGATTCTGTGATAATAATTTTCATATATTATAAATATTAAAATAAACCACCAGGTTTACGGCTATCATATATGTCCCTTATATCATTTCTTAATCCATATATAATGTGATTTCTAAATTCGGTATATAAATCATAATTTTCTCCACGAATATCACGATTTATTAAATTATCCGAAACATACATTAATGTTACTTTTGCAAGATATTCAACATAACGTTGAAAGAAATCAAATTTTGTGGGGTCAACCCTTTTTAAATGTCTATTAAGTTCTTCTTCAACAGCTGGGAGTCTTCTAACAAAATCAATCTTTGATTCATTTAATGAACTTCCACACTTACGTCTGAATACATCAATAATTTGCTCGGTATAATGTTCTCTAGCATAATCATCTATCAATTCAAGATCCATAGTTGCTCCCCCCTTATCTGTGTTGTCGTGAAAAAAATCCCAGTTTCGGTCAATAAGTTCTTCAATTGATCTATCAATAAGATTTGTTGTAAAACTATCTTCATCATAAACCTTACACCACCAAGCAAATTTAAGATTGGCTTTATAACCTTCAATCTGATCTTCAACAATTTCAATGAATTGCCCAAGTAATCTAAGTAAATGTATTTGATTTTCAGTTATAAGGATTTTCATAGATTCATATATTTTAAATATTCTGGGTCCAATCTTCTTAGTATTATATTAAGAACACTTTTTGGTAAATCTTTAATTGGAATTAATATATTTGATTCAAAGTCACCTGGAACATTCCTATCTTCATCATAATGTATTTCTTCACCATGAACAAAGGGATATCTAGAAAAAAGTTGAAATAGGACATTTTGCGTATCAAAATGAATTTCAGTAATGTAAACAACATCTTCTTCTTTAAATAATTCAATTCCCAATTGAGCAACCAACTTTTTTGGGACTTCATAATATAAAAAATCAGTTTCGGTTGGTGTATATTCTTCTTTAAGGATTTTTCTAATTAGGGATTTCATATTAACACAACATTCTTTTATTTGATTCGTATTGTTTATGTATATAATCAAACATAAATGTCATAACAAATTCAATTACCTTTTGTTGAAATCCATTAGGAATAATACCATTTCTATCCAAATTTTTTTCAATATCATTTAAAACATTATCGTAGTAATCATAAAAATCATACTTACAAAAATCTTCATCTTGTGCACCATAATTACAAGCCAACTCAACAAGTCTTTCAATATCTTGTTTTCTTCTAATAAAAAATATTTGGTCTTTAGATAATTTTGATTTCATATAAGATAAATATTAGAACAAATAAAAAACCCACCTTTGTGTGGTGGGTTTAAATAATTAAAAATCGGTATCATCATATGATATTGACCTTGGGTCAATATCACTAGCATCAATACCATTACTTTCAAAAGCTTTTAAGACCTTTTTAGCATCCGTTCTTGTTTTTGGTAAAGATGGATAATCACCACTTAAATAAAACTCCATTTCACCTAGATATTTGTTTATCATAAATGTTTTTTTATTTCCAGTTTCAAGGTCTTCTGTTTTCATCGCATAACTCATAGAATAACTAGGTTCCCCTTCAACACTATTAATTCTTACGTTTAAAGTTTGTTCTTCATCTTTATATTTTACAACCATTGTAACATTACCTGTTTCTTGGTTTAAACCAAATTCTTTTCCGTGTTCACGAAATCTATTACCTAATTTTGAATAACCTCTTTGATTTGCATTATCTGCGGCTCTTTCATATGTGGACCTATCAAGTTCCATAATTGTTCTTTTAACAATTCTTGCAAGATCTGATTCTGTAAGTCTTATAATTTTTTTCATAATTTTAATATTTCTCCATTTGAGTTCTACAAAACGCCTTACCATTTTTTGACATAAAAATAAATCTTTCAATGTGAGGAGCATTTAGTCCAATTGAAACGTCGTCCATCAAAGGAATAATCCGTGGCATTTCACCGGGTTTAAGTGGAATTGTTAGTTCAGGACTAGCACCACCTTCAAGGAAGTCAATACATTCAGGTAAATTGGGATTTTCGAATGACTTATAATCTATATTTCCTGACGGAGTTTGTCCTGACTTGACAACATCAGATGGAGGTATTGATACTGTTTTTGGTATTGTTATTGGTTCTTTTGGTATTGATATTGGTTTTGGTTGTTCAGTTAATGGTTTAACTTCCCCCATTGTTGATTCCAATAATTGTTTAAATCTATTTAGTTCCATAATATAATTTTATATATAAATATATCATAAAACAAAAAACTCCACTCTTTATTAGATGGGGAATTGAATTACAAACGAGATGCCGCTTCCATAAGATATCTTAACTTATTTTCCAGTTCACGAATTTCTTTTAATTGTCTTTCGTTTAACTCAAGGGATTCCCCCCTTATTGAAGAGATTTTATTTTGAGTTCTTGTATATTCAATCATTAGTTGATTATACTTCTGCGCTTTTTGTTCGTTGTTCATAATTTATATATAGTTGAAATATTTTAAAAGGAAATAAAAAACCCCACTGATAAGAATGGGGTTTTAAAATATTAACTTTTTATTTATCTATAATATTTTCTGTTTAATAACTCAACATTATAACAATCGTCAACACCCTTTTTTTCTTCCAATTCACTACCTGACATAGTACCTAATCATAATAATTATTTATGTAGTTGTAGATAACATCTCTTAATTTATATTCAGTGATAATATATTTCATATTACATAAACATTCCGTCAATTCCGTGACGTTTAAATAATTTACTTCTTCTCTTACAAGAAGAACGTCTTTTACCTCCACTTTTAGAAACTATAGCAACAATAATAATTATAAGTAAAATCGCTCCAATCGCGATAAGAACACTTGGTCCTAATGAAACACCTGCGATTGTTATTAAGGCCGTTTCAACTTGTTCATTCATTGGTTGAGTCTCATCTTTAACTTGGACTGTTGTTGTTTGGGTTGTTGACGTATCTCCTTTAACTTGGTCTTTAGCTTTAAAAATTGCGTTTTTTAATGAAAATAAAGTTTGTTTAAGATTACCTCTATTTTCAGGATTATTGGCCCAATCCCAAACCCTTGCAATGATACCATTATTAGTCTCATCATCTGTTTGTGGAATACAAGTGGGTTCGTTTGAATCGACAACATCGTCAAGTTTAACTACGTTATAGTTAATACCTGTTGTCTCCATTTCTTTTTTAGCATCCATTGCAACCCTAACAGAGTTAACAACTTCAGATTCCTCAGTAATCACTTGTTTATACAAATCCATAATTTGTTTTTTCTCATCCTCAGTCACTAAAAATCTTTTCATTTTATTATTACATTTTTTCTATTTTTATTTTAATTATAAATACTCAAAATTTTAGAAAAAATTTTCCAAAAATTTTTTTTTGAATATTGGGGTTAATTTATAAATGGGGGTCGTGTTTCTGTAGAAAAACTATTCATCACAGTAGCCGTCAGAAATCCAAAAATCATAATGGTTTGTTATAACTTTTAAAAATTTTTTTTTAATAAAATCAAAAATAAATTCTTCACCAACGGGACTTATATTATTTAGTTCGTCATATGAATTTATAAATGTTATATTAGACCCATAAACAATTACGTTTATAAAACCCTCCCTATCATCAATAAAATTGCATGGGTCCTCATAGTCAAATCCTTCTCGGACAATTCTATCTATGTAACTCAATATTTCAGGATTATTCATCCTTCTTACAAACCATAATAAACTTTTTTCAATATAGAGATAAATATTAATCAATTCAAAAAACGCGGCCAGACCGAAGACCAAGAAAATCACGGACGAAGTCCGGGTTCGGTTTATACCCCCATTGTAAAAGGAAGAAAATTGAAATTATGATAATTTAAGCAAATGAAACTTTACTTTTAATTGATTCAAGACCCTTACCAGTAGCCTCAACCCAATTAGGATATTTTTTTACATACTGGGTATTTTCTTTTCCCTTAAAATAGTATTTACCATTTTCCAATTTATAATCATACGCCTTATCAAATGTTGTATTTACTTTTCCTTTTTCAATTTTTTTCATACTATCAAGAAGTTTTGTTGAATCATCACCTTTTGCAGTAATCTCACCTTCAGCATCATCGTTACAATACCCATCACCTTTTTTACAAACCCAAACTGGAATTTGTTTTTCTTCCATATACTTTTTTAAAGTATCATTAAAATCTTTATCTTGCCAGTTTCCAGTTTGTGCTGCGGATAAATTTATATTATAGTATGAATTTAAAAATTGTGCTTTCTTTTTGGTGAATTGTGCTTTTTGACTACCAGCCGCTTCTGGGGTTAGAGGTTCCCCAATTTTTTCAAGTATTAGTTTATTTTCTAATCTTTTATTAGCTTCTTGTATGTGTCTAATTTTTGATTGACTTCTATTCATAATATATTCTTTAGTAATAAATATAACAAAAGAAATATAATTACTTACTTCCTTTTTTTAGATTATCTTCTTTCCATAGGGGTTGAAGGTTTTTATAATGACATAGTCCAATAACCTCATCTTCGGTATTGGCAAGGGATAGTGGTTTAATATGGTCAATATGCCAAAGACCATAATTATCCCAGGACATACCTGGTTGAAATAAAGATTCAAAATGTGTTTTTACAACATTCCACTCTTCCCCCAATATCATATATGTTTTTGTTTTTTTGGAATACCCTCTACGTTTGAATGATTTTCTAACTGACTGTCTTATTAGTTGTTTGAAATTGGTAATGGGACACTGACGTTCTTTTTTTCGTTTTCTTAAAACATCATACTCCCTACACTTCTTATCATATTCCGGATCTAACCTTTGAAGTTTCTTTCTTTTATAACGTTCCTTATTTTCACAGGTCTTACAAGTATTTCTATTTCTATATTCAGATTGGTCTTTTTGTAAATTACAGACATTACATATTTTTGACATAAAACAAATATAGGAATTTCCAGAAAAAATTCCAAAAAATTTTTTTTGAATATTGGGGTTATTTTCTAGAAGGGGGTCGTGTCTTTAGACCGACACGTTAGTGGAGTGTTTTATGGAAAATAAAAAACCCCCTATTTGTTGTAGAAAGGGGGGGGGGTAAAAAGTTAATCGCATTTTTTTTGGTCGGAACATTCATGTTGTTGTCTCGGTTTATCAACAACTTTAGGAACACATTTTTTATTTACACATTTACAATAGTAATATTTTGAATCGACAATTCTACCGGCCATATCTTTATCGGGGTAATCATCAGCCACAGCATAACCTAAAGTACCATCTTTGAACCATTTATAATCTAGTTTTTCACCATGTTCATTTGTGTGAGCTTTTCTAACTAATATATAATTACTTCCGTTTTTATTACTAGTTACTTTACCTCCATCCGCAGACCTAACACAAATAGGGAAATCATTTATGTCTTCATTTATCAAAGGTTTAACATTCCCCATTTGTGATTCTAATAATTGTTTAAATCTATATTTTTCCATAATAATTTTATTTAATAATAAATACCCAGATTTTCTAAAAAATTTTTCCAGAAATTTTTTTACGAATATTAGGATTATTTTAAAATGGGGGTCGTGTTTGTGGGAAACTATTTAGGTATTAATCCATTACTTTGGAAAGATTCAACAGTAACTAATGGAGATTTATTACTAACGGTAATTTTATCATTGAGTGGGCAAGATGTTTCGTTACACTCGAATGCTCCTAGATAGAAAAATCTTTCCCCTCCGACATTTTCAGCTCCCCTACTAGCCAAAATAATATTCCTATCTTTTCCATTTATATCCTTGAAATTCATATTAACTTGGTTTTCTTTTGTGTTAAAAGAAATACTTTTTGGGTTTGATTTAAACGGTTCATATTCTTTAAATTTAACATAAGTTTGATAAAGGATTGCCTGTTCATTATTTCCCGTTGTAACAACATTTCTTAAATTGAAGGTTTCTTGGGTAAATTGTGAAACCGTTTCAGTACCATCTTGTTTTGTATGTAAAACAAAATTTGATGTATCATTTAAATCATTTCCATTTGACCTACAAACAAAACAGTTTGTACCATCTTTAATGTCTGTTATTTTTAATTTCTTAGCATAATCAGATTTGTCAACAAAACAATAAATTGCACTTAAATTCCCAAGATTTAATTTGGTTTTTATTTGATATATTTTAATAGGTTGTGTTAAACCACTTAAATTTATAATGTTGTTCACAACATTACCATCAAACAAATCATTGGTGTTTGTTTTTATTTCATCTGGTAAGTTGTTAAATGGTGGAATAGAATAAATCGTATTTTCTTCTTCAGTTATTAAGGGTTTAACATTCCCCATTGTTGACTCAATTAATTGATAAAATCTTTTATTATATTCATTAATTGTTCTCATAGTATTTTGTTTAATTATAAATATAAACAATCCGAAAAAAAGGGGCGGGGGGGATTGACAACGACCGAAGGGAGTCCGAGAAGGTCGGTCCGTGTTATTTTTAATCTAAATCTCTTACAATATACTTTCTTATAATGTATGTTATATATGAAACGGGAAAGTAGTCCA